ATGAGCCGTGAGATCGACGCCAGAGTGGCGCGTGAGGTTATGGGGCTGCAAAACGGGAATATCCCCTACTCCACCGACATGAACGCGGCCATGGAGGTGGTTGCGTCCCTGGGGAAGAAGGGCCTTTTTATGAAGCTGCATTCTCCGTTTGCCCCAAGCGAAGGCGACACTCCAGGATATACCGCGTGGTGGGCATCTTTTGACAACCATGGATGGGCCGACAAAGACCCGCCCTATCAAGCCAACGCCGACACACCCGCCCTCGCCATCTGCTTCGCCGCGCTGGAGGCGGTGAAATCCGACCGATAAGGAGGTGATGCCCTTTGCCCGGAACAGATAAGCAGATTGAATGCCTTGAGCAATCACTAGAACGCCTGAAATCCAAGGGCTGCATGTAGCTCGGCGGGACTTGACATCCCGCCAAAGAAGCCGCACACTGAAATCTGCGTTATGGGCGTAGACGCCTCGCTGCCGCAGCGTTATGCGGATTCAAATTAGCAACGCCCCGGCAGCCATCACGTCCGCCGGGGCGTTTTTGCGTTTGACAAGCAAACACTGTTTCAGTACAGATTTAACACAGCGGAGGTTTGGGTTCTGTCAGAGGCTCCCTAAGCGACGCTCTTCGTGAAATGGCTAGGCGGTGGTGCGTCTAGCCATTTTCTTTTACGGCTACTTGCAGCCGCCACCGCGCTTCTTACTCATGCTGATCACCCCCCTGTCGGCAGGGTGATCGTCATGTCTGCGGCCAGCACGTCGGCCACGGTCTGGCATGCCTTGATCCTCGCCACGATAGCCTGACGCTGGCCGATGGCCGAAGCAGTCGCAGCCGTCCACGCCTCGTTGTTGGCAACCACGGCCATGGCGAAAGTACCCTTGTCCTCGTGAGTCTCGGCGATGATCCCCGCTATGGTCGGGTAATCCGATTCAGGCAAATCAGGATCGGCCAGAATGGCCCGCGCCTCGTCGAGTTGTGCTTTCCACGTCAGTTCCTCGCCATCGGAAAATCGTGCACGCAACGGGGCCAGGACGGCCGAACACGCCGATGCAGCCTCTTTGACGCGAGCCGCCACAGCCTCATCCACCGTCACCTCCCATGCCTGCCCGATCTCCACGGGCGTGCCATCGGGGACGGGGAGGATGAGGCAGCCGGTGGGCGCGTTGACGACTGCGCCATCGCCGTGGGCGCTGATGACCTTGAGGTCGTGGCTTAAAAGTATTTGCATATCGTACCTACAACGTGCTTGACGGGATGTTCATAGCGCCGCTTATGGTTTGGTTCGTTGTGCCAGTGGCCGCAGGGGAATAGTCGGCCACGGCACTATTTGCCATCGTCATGACCGCAGTTGGGACGATGTTTTTCCCGCCAGCCACTGCAGTCACTCCGTAGTTGCAGGCGTCGCACACGACCTTCGTCCCGGCATTGCACGACACCTTGGCGAACCCTTGGGTGAAGATCCCGTAGCCGCAGCCATAGAACAGCGTGTCCTGGAGGTCGGTGAAGGCGCTGGTTAGGGAAGACAGGCCAAACCCGTAGCCGGAAACAATCATCCTGTAGATGAGCGTTTGCGCCCCGACACACGGCTGGATGGCTTGACCAGAGCCGATACCGGGGCCATTAAGCCGGAATCCGGCAAGCTGGTTGAGATTCTTGGCGATCTTGAGCGTGACGATGTTGCTGGATGTGGAGAGCACGCACTTGTTGCAGGGCTTGGCCGTAATCACAGCGCCGCCGACGGTAGCCGAAGCGATGGATTCGGAAACCGTGATCTCGGTATTGCCACCGGTATACACGGGCGTGCCGTTGATCGTGTACGATCTGTTCAACGAGGCTGTGCTGCTTCCGGTGACGGTGAACTTGTCGCCACTGGCAAGGCCGACAGTGGCCGTGTAGTTCCCAGAAACGACGAATTTTTTATTTACGGTATCAATCGACGCCACGTTTATCGCCGTCTCGGAACCGGTGTTCCCCAGGAGGCGTATTTTGTCCGCGTCCGGGTGGTCAATGACGATGGAGCTGCTGACGGTGTACGTCCCGTCCGCCACCTGGACAGTCACGACGACACCAGAGGCAATGAGCTTTCCGGCGATGCTGGAGAGAGCCTTGGAGATAGTGGCGTAGGGAGCTCCGAACAGTCCAGTTCCCGTAGTGTCGCTTCCGGTTGTTGCCACGTAGATGGTGGTGGACGACGAGATGAGGCCTTTGGCCCCAGCAGCAAGGCCAGCCGGGGTGACGGCCTTTCCCGAGTCAGTCCCCGTTTGGGCTTCCGTCGTTGTCGCCAGTTGAACCTTGCCTTTGGCGCTAATTGACGCGTCAGTCACCCAGCCATCAACCTTTCCACCTGTATCGGAGACAACAATTTTGTCTGCCGTAGGCGTGGCCGTGGCGTTTGCAGGATTTTGGATGACCAGAGACGACGAATTGAGCGAAGCCAAACCAGACGCGGCAGCCTTGCTATCGATGAAAGTATCAATCTGCGCGTGGGTGTTTGAGCCAACCCCGGACAAAGACGAGTGCGCGATTTGTCCGCCGTCAGTCGATCCAGTGTGGGCGTGCGCCCCGAGATCATGGCTATGGTCAGACCTGGAAAACGTCGACAATGAGCCGGCCGACCCGGACGTTGAAGACGAAACGGACCCAGGCTCGGAATCTCCGGCCGTGGGGATCGACGGCGTTCCGGTAAGAGACGAGTAGGAAATTGTCCCACCATCACCGCCAGCATGATCGTGGTTGTCTCCGTTAGTAACGCCCTTGGACAGCGGAGCAAATAACGTGCTCCCAGAGGCAAGGGATTCTGCGGCACTATCTGCATAAGCCTTTGCTTGCGACGCGAAGGATTCGGCTGCCTCTGCCCCTGCTCCGTCAATTACGGTAGTGACAAGTGGCGACGTCTCGACAACGGTAACGTCCATATCTCTAGCTCCTGCTCACGGCGGCGACGATGTAGCACTCCCCATAAAGGAGCATTGTCCCGTCGTCTGTCGGCTGGTCTGGACCAGAAAGCTTCAGGTCGTAGACGCCTTTAATGTCCTTGTGCTCAGCGCATATGGACGCAGAGACTTCGTCTTTTATGGTTATCGCAAATATTCCATTAGTAGAGTCGACGATGGTTACGCCACCGTTGGCGGTTGTCAGTGTCAGAATTGGAGATGAAGATGTGAGCTTCTCCCTGATCTGCATGAGTCCTGAATAGCCGGTAATGTCGACCGGAACTCCAGAAACCTTCCACTGAAAAGTCTTCCTGTACGATCCGTTCTCGTAAATCTTGATATCAACTTTGGCCCTCTGGTCCCTGGCGCTCATTGTGGCCTCCTATTGATACCTGATGATGTAGAGCATAGAGATGTTCTTTGGTCTTGATTCGCTCCCGCCAGATTCGTTTGACGTGTAAGGGAATGGTCCGCTTCCCGTAGGCGACAGGACATAAGACCCGCCAGATTGCATCTGGCTGTGAGCTATTTGCGTTGTGTGAGTATGTGCAAGGTTCTGAGTCCCTTGCTTCGTGCCGATATTGTCGCCGGTTGTCCCATCGCCACGGTCCGTACGACTCCCGGCATCAGGGTCAACGTTTGACGCGTGGGACCAGCCACGGACAAACAGACCACGGAAGTCTGGAACCTTGAACGTCCCGTCGCCGGCTCCGTACCTAGTACCAATGACAGCGTATAGCGCAGCATATTCAGTCGTGCTGTACTCGCCGCCCTCGCAGGGGAGGTAGTTGGCAGGAGCAGTATCCGTGGCCCACAGAATCATTCCGCCGATGGGAACCATCAGCATAACGGTGGTCGGGAGAAGATTTGACGGGATAGACGGAAGGTAGCCTGAATCAACTTTACTGGACGAATTTAGCGGACACAGACCATTAGCAAGCCCTTTTTCGCTGACGTTGATCTTTCCTGAAATTTGTTCAAGTAGATCGTTAAGACCGACATAGGCGTTTGTAAGGTCTTGGTCGAGCTTTAAGATGCCGGTCTTGACATTGTCTTGCTGGGGTCCAGCGTTGACCGTTGTCTCTCGGGTGTATGCCACGTTGCCCTCCTGGCGTGTGGCCCCTGCCGTCCTGGCTGGGGGAAGTGACTAGGCGGCTACCATTCCTTGTGGCCGCCTTGATATGGCTTGGCTAGTGGCGGATCGTGACTCATGAGCGAGTCGCACAAGTCTTGCCCGCCCACAAACACATGGGCCAAGATCCGGCCGCCGTATTTGTCGTTATCAACGTCGTAAAGCATGATGGAATCGCCGGGCGAGAAACGCGAAGTCGTGAAGTCGGTTGCCATTCTGGCGAGAGCCGCAACCTCGGGGCGCTTGTCATTTTTCTCGGGCGTATCGCACCCTCGCAGGCGCACAGATTGCGTACGGAAAAGCTCGGGCATAGGGCCATACAACGAAACCTTGATGGTGTCGCCGTCGAGAACCTTGATAACCGTGGCTGGCAGGTCTTCGCAGAAAGCACATGGAGCGCAGAGTATAACGACCATAACGGCCGATATGGCATAGATAGCAGGTGGAATCAGTTTACGCATCGCACGTCCTTGTGCTTGTGCCCTGCCATTCTGGCGGGACATAGAACAATCCGCACCGTAGCGGACGCGATGACGATGCCACGTCCTTAAACAAAATGCAACTGCGTTGCATAGGGTAGTCAAAATTTTCATCGGCAATTGACATATCGAGTGACACGCCCCATGTAGTGCAAAACTGGAGGCGATCATGGTGCGGGCTATGCTGGCGGCAGCGTTGATGGTGACGGCATTGGGGTTGTTCGGGTGCGGAGCGGCGCAACAGGCGGCTGTAAGAAAAGAAGTCGCGCAAACAGAGCAATTGATGGCGACAGAATTTTCAGACAAGAGGCTTGACCCGATAAGGGGAAAGGTTCCATTCTTCGGCAACAGAGGGATAGTATCGACAACTGTCGGAGAATCATGCCCTGATGACACTGAAAAACAAGCAATAAACGTATTGAGGGAGAAAATTTTAGTTGCAAAGTCCAGATATTACAGCCTAGCAAATCAATTCAGTTTCTATGATTCATCTGAAGTAATGTCGTTTTTGAACATAGAAGACTATAACTTGTCCAGGCTTTATAAATGCCAGCTTAATTTTCAGACTTACATAGACACAATGAACAGGGCCTTGGACTCTGCAAAAGAGTCTTCGCTGGCTAAAAAACGAGACTACGAAGAACAGGAGAGGATAAAGTCCCAACAGGCAGCGGCGGCTTTCGGTGCTGCGCTTCAAAGCGCCGGACAGGCTATGCAGCAGCAAGAAGCCATAAGGCAGGCGAACCGACAAGCCAATCAGCCAAGGCAGACAACGTGCCGAAAAAATGGCGATAAAATTGATTGCACGACATTTTAAGCAGCCGCCCCTCGGGAAACCGGGGGGCTTTTTTGTGGGTCGGTGTTGACATTTTTTAATGGCACACTTAATTGAGTGCTTATGGAAAAGACGAAACCTAAACTCACCACCGTGACCATTCAGGTCGACAAGGACTTCCATCGTCGTCTCAAGCATTTTCTGGTTGACGAAGGGAAGACGATCAAGGCTGTCTTTATGGAGTGCATGGAGGCCAGGATGGCAAAAAGAGAATCGGAGTCGTCTTAAAAAAAACAGCCTCGACCGGGTGCTGGTAACACCCAGGCCGAGGCCTAACCCTGGTTCCTAAAGCGGAGGAATCCATGGCTCAGACCAAATTAACCGATAACGTCGTCAGCATCAACGCCAATCAGTCCTCCCCGGTTGGCCCTGTCCTTCAAATGCTTAATGGCCGGCCTATGGTGTCGTCCCGTCAAGTGGCCGACCACTTCGGGCGTCAGCACAATAACGTCATCAGGTCCATCGAGGCCATCGTTCGCAACTCACCGGAATCGTTCGGTGCGCTCAATTTTGAGCGCAGTGAATACACCGACTCGACCGGGCGAAGACTCCCAGCCTACCTCCTCACCCGAGACGGCTTCGTGATCGTAGCCATGGGCTTCACCGGACCAAAGGCCATCAAGTGGAAGATTGCCTACATCCAGGCTTTCAATGCCATGGAGGCCGAGCTTTCGGGAAGAATTCCCACCGGCCCGGTCCTAGACGGCCCCATTTCGGCCGCCATGCAACAAGAAATCAAGGAACTCGTCCAGGCGAAGGTGTCGGCCTTCCCTGACTCCGCGAAACCCAAGGTGTTCTCGCAAATTTGGACGCGGCTTCAGCGCAAGTTCAAGATCCCTCGATACTCGGAGCTTCCCGTCGGCCAGTTTGGGGAGGCCCGGGACTACGTGATCGCTATGCAGATTCGCAGTGTGGACGCGCCGGATCTGCCGATGAAGGACGACAGGACGGTACCCCCTACGCCGGCCTGGAAGATCTACATGGACGACACGACCATGGAAATCATGGAGATCGACAACAGGCTCAAGGCAGTCAGGGAAAAAATGCACAGCAAGCTTGATGCCATACATTATGATGGTCACGACTATCCAGGACAACGAAGCCTTCACACCGAGTTTGTGGAAATGCTTCGCAAAATCATTGGCCGGGTTGAATCGTCGTTTGAGCGTGACTTTTTGGTCATGGTCAATGTCGGGAGGGTTATCGACGGATGGAAAACGCTTAGCGTTTAAGCGCTAAAACGACAAGGGCCGCCCATCTGGACGGCCCTTTTTTTATTGGCGTTGATCGTAAGCGACATCGGACCCGCTCATAAGACCACGAACGGCAGGGTCAAAGCCATACCCGTTGATATTTGGCCCAACAATTCCATTCCGGACATTATCCAGAAGCATAGACGCCCGTGATCCCCACCACGGGGAAGAAAGTAAAACACCAAGAGCTCCAGACGAAAGTGGACGACCAACAGGAGCGCCAGCGGCTGCGGCGGTAGTGGCAGTCAGGCCTATGGGGTTCCTGTTCGCCACACGGTTCGCTGCCGGATCAAGTTGTTCCGCTAGTTGGATCAGTGTGGACAGGCGGTCATTGATTGGAGCTACCTCAGGGACGGCAGCGTTCACCTCTTCTTTAAGACCACGAGCTAAGTCCTTCTTGGCCTGGGATGCGAATGGAGCCCGCATATTCCCATAGGCGCTTTCTACCTCCCGATAGATGCCCTGTTTCATTTCATTGGCCTGCTTCGGGGTGAGCAGGTCAGGGATGAGCGGGTCGGTCAAAAAGTTGTCACGGACGTCCGACACCTTCTTGAGGTTCACCGTCGGGTTGTAAGACGTAAGGGCGTCCTGGACCGTCCCGCGCATCCTATCGGCGGCAGCTAAAGGATCAATCATCGGCGTGTTGGCAGATGTCAGCGCTTTCTCAAGCTGGCCGGCAAGATCCCGTCGTATGTCTCCATTTTTCAACGCCCCGCCGTAGCTGACCGGGATTTTCTCGCCCATTCCCGCCGAAATGACGGCCGCCCGCTCTTCCGGCGAGAGCGTCGTAGACGGCTTGAGTGCCGCACCATACAGCTTTTCTGGCAATCCAGTCGCGGCAATTGGGCGCACGGCCATAGTCATGGGGTCAATCCACGTCGCGGCCTGGCTCATAAGGCCACCGGCCCTTGCAGCGGATGTAATGTCGGACAACTTCCCGGCCTTTGACAGTGCCCCTCCGCCCAACGAAAGGACGGCCGCAATATCGCCGGCCACACTAACCGGGTCTTCCGACACGGTCTTTTTGATGTTCTCCATTCCGCCATAGCGATTTTTGTAATAATCACCGATGGCCTGGGCAAAAGCTGTCTTGTCGTCCATGCCCAGCGTGGAACCTGTCGCAGATTGGGCTGCGCCGACAGCGACATTTCCAACGGCCTTGGCCGTATCGACCGGATGTAACACCGGATCGACGAGGCTTTTTCCGTACATGACGGCGCTTTTGGGCGTGTTCCGTAGGGCCTGCCACGCCGCGTCCTGCCAAGACATGGGCGGTTGTTCTTGCTGTTGCTCAGGTTGGGTCGCCTTCTTGACGGTCGGGTCAATAGATCCCTGGTCAAAACCACCAGCCCATGCCGGCAACTGGTCAGATTGCGGCTGAGAGTCCTTGGGTACGGTAGGGTCAAGCAACCGTTGGTCAAATTCCATTACTTTTTCCCCACAAAGTCTTTCCAGGCGTTATCGATCTGGTCAGCGGCCACTCCGTTGGCTAGGGCGCTTTCCTTGTACTGATAGTACGTGACTGGCTTGCCTGTGTTGGGGCTGGTAGCGAAAAGCGGCGTTCCGTTGATCTTCTTTTGCCAGTCGGACTTGGCCTTAAACGAATCTCCTTCGTAGTTTTCACGTCCAACCTGATACACGTAGTTCGCCATGTCCTGCTTTCGTTGCGCCACCGCATCGGCGTAGTCCAAAGCGAACTGGTTGGCCTCTGGCGTGTTCCCAAGCTGCGCGAACGTCTTGAGCGCCCTGGAGGCGTCGCCCTCGGTCTGCGGACCCTTCTGCGCCACCAACTCGGCAAGCAGGTTCTTCATTACGACAGCGTTGAATTTCTGCGCGTCTGAGGCGTCGGGAAGTCCGAGCTTGTTGGGGTCAACGCCAATAGACTGCGCCAGCGCCGAGACTTGGGCTTTCGCCGGCTCAAGCGCGCCGGTCTGAAGACCGCCTGCGAACAGTTGCTTGGCCGCCTGAACGTTGTCGCGCACGCTCTGCGCCCCGGAGGCGTCGTCAAACATCTTCTGGTAGTCTTTTGCCCAAAGTTCACCAAGTGTCTGCTGGAACTTCTTGCCGCCATCGATATTGACGTTCGTTTCGGGCTTGGACAGGCGCTTAAACTTTGCGAACTCTTCCTGTTTTTGCGGGTCCATTCCCGTATAGGCGTCAAACTCTTTGAGCGCCGTAGATTCGGGATTGGCCATTTTGTACATGGTCGTCAGCGTATCACGGTACTCTTTAGGAGCTGCCACCAAAACCTTGGCAAATTGCTCCGGGGGTAGTTTGATAAGATCCTGAAGGCGGCCACCATACCCTGGCTGCGCCTGGGCCGCAGGAGGCTTCCCGGAAGCATCGGAAACCGTCGTCTGGCCGGCCTGGGCCACTTGCTGCCCGCGAAGGGCCATAACCTTGTCGGCGTAAGGAGCTGTGGCCGGGCTGTCCACGCCGCCAGGTCCGCCGTTGTAGGCTCGGTAGGCCTTGTTCAGGTCGCCGCCAAACCTGTCGCTCATTTGCTTGAGATATTTGACGCCACCGTTGACGTTATCGGAAACGTCGGCAGGATTGACGCCCATATCCTTGGCCGTTCCGGGCATAAGCTGCATGGCCCCCAGCGCACCGGCAGAACTGGTCAAGATTTTACCGGTTTTGGGGTCCGTCTGCTGGAAACCGCTTTCCACTTGCGCCACCGGGTAAACGTCGGCAGGGTTCATCCCGTGCCAACGCGACCAGTAGTCAACGAGATCCTTGACCTGTCCAGCAGGAGCAGTCGCAGCAGACGGTGAGATCGTCGGAGAGGTTGGGGCCTGGCTCGTTTTGACCGGGCCACCCATAAGCCCAGGCGATTGTCCGCCTCCGAAAACGCTGTCCTCGAAAACACGTTTACGGCGCATCTCATCGACGGCCATGATCTTTGACGGATCAATCCTGCGCAAAACGGACTGATCCACGTCGGGCTGCTGTCCGCTTGCGTATTTCAACAGCGCAGCGTTGGCGAGTTCGTCCATGCCCTTGTCGTAGGACTGCTGCCAGTCGGATTTTTCTTGGCGCTGGCGCTCGTAGGCCATCTGGTCAAGGCGGGCTTGATTAATCGCCTTGGCCTGCTCAAGCTCTTGTCTATCCATGTCTCGCTTGGAAAGCGTATTGAAAACGGACAAGAAGGACATGAGACCGTCATTGGCTTGATTGGCGAAGTTGCTCATGGTTATCACTTCCAGTAGGCAGACGGAGTGGAGTTAAACATAGCGTTGCCAAGCTCTCCGTATCCACCACCGGAGAATCCACTGCTAGACCCGAACAACCCGCCAAGACCGCTGGTGAGCGAACCAAGAAGGCTCGTGCCGCCGGTCATCGGGGCCGCAAGCAAGCCAACGCCGGAACCAATTAGGGAGCCCCAATTGGTGCTGTTCGCCTTGTCGCGCCCGGCCGCCAGACTTGCCGTCTCGTTCTGGGTCTTCTCTTCCTCGGTCGGATTGATGTTGTTCCACAGATTGTAATTGTTTTCGTAGATTCGCTGCTGCTCCGAGGTGTTCCACTTCGTGCCAGCCACGGTGTTGTTGTAGGCTTCCTGCATGATCGCGTTGTCAAGGTTTGTCGCCCACTGGTTCCATTGAGCATCGCCCTGCGACTTGTTCAGGTTGAAATTGTTTTGGTTGTTCGACCGAGACAGGTTGTAGCTGTTGAGGTACTGCTGCTGCGCGGCCTTCTGCTGGTCCTGTGTCTGGTTGAACTGATTCTGCGCCAACGCCTCCTGGAGGTTGCGGGCGTCGAGGTTTCCCCACTCGTTGGTCCGCGTCCCGTAGATGTTGTTAGCGAGATTGGCGAGATATTGGCTGCTCGCGTCCTGGGCCTGATAGCGCGTGGAGGCGGCATTGGCGGCATTGGTCGACAGAGCGTCCATATAGGGCTGATACACGCTGTCCTTGGCCTGCTTCGTCATGATCGACGAACCGTAAAGACCTCCGGCCCCGGCCCACTCCTCAAGCGCCGCCTTCGACTTATCGTAGGCCTGCTGGGCTGCGATTTCACCGGGCTGCTGCAAGGCGTTCTGGAAGCTCGCCCAATCGCCGTTGCTCGGCTGCTGGTAAAACTCCTTGGCCTTGCCCAGGCTGTATCCGTTGTCGTTGTACTGGTTGCGGTAGGTCTTGTCGGCTCCGGTCCAGTTGGCCCAACTGTCGTATTTCTGGTAGTCGCCTGGATCGGAGTATGACAACCCGCTGAAGGGGTTGCTGACACTGGATGAGGTCTTGGCGCTGCCCGTCCACGTACTCGGGAGTTGCGTCGTCCCGTAGAGATCGTAGTTGTTGGCCGCGAGACTGCCGATAAGGCCGGTCATGCCATAAATGTTTGAAGCCATTTCGCCCTCCTGGCAAATTCGGCCGGCATCCTGCTAGCCGTTGACTAAAGCGAGATCGACAAGAATGTTTTTGATGTTGACTCGTCCTCTCGTAACCCGGAAGACGAAGCTCAAAGCGGCGTTTCTCCATCGTGAGTTTGAGTCGCTGTATCCAACAGACTCACCACCAATGTACTCGGTGGCATCGTATATGTATCCTGTTGCGTTGTAAATGTAGTTGTCTGCCGACGGTTCCCATGAAAACAACGGAGTTTCCGTATAGTTATCCTTGCCTACAGCCGAAATTGACCCGCTATTTGGCGTCAAAACGTCAACGTAGGCCCTGGTTCTGCGAATTACTACGTCGCCGGGGAAGGTGAACGACTTCGATTTCAACCAGCACGGGATTCTCGTAACCACGCCAGTCTCAAGCTGATCGGCGTCATCGTCCACGAACTGATAAAGGTTCCCGTTCTGCCCAGCCAGATAGACCGTAGACTTTGTGTCGCAGATACTGTTCATCTGCAATTCGCCGACATTGATCGTCGTAAAAGCCCCGTTGTGGGGGTGGTAGACGTAGATATCTATTGATCCGGCGAACAGGGCAAAGAGCATCCCAAACAATGGCGAGAACGTAAGCTCCTTGCTACGCTTGCCATTGAGAAGCGAGTTGATTGGAACGCCAAGCATGGCCTGTGCAAGGTCGCCGTAGGTGTCGACAGCTTTCACCGAGTTCATACCAAAATCGTCGGCAAAAATCAGATCGTTCACGACATTGGCGACGGCGTCTGCTTCGCTGGCCGTGCTATTCGACATAAGCAGCGATACCGTCCACGTCGAGGTCGCTCCAGCCGTGGTGATTCGGTACACCCGCTTGGCGTGACCACCCTTGAAAACGATCAGGTCAGTTCCCATGACGCCAAAGGCCACGACGTTCAGCGCATCCTTGTAGCCGGCGCGAACGGTCACAGCTCCGTTGTTTGGGTCCCACCCCGTTTCGTCGTAGATCTTGGAAAAAAAGACCCCGTCCCATTCGCCGGTTCCCTTGCTATTCGAAACCAGCCGGCCACCAATCTCGGCCAGGGCCGTGGCGTACTGTGGAGAGCCAGAAATAGAGCTGAAGGTTGTCCCGTCCCAGTATTTTAGCGATGTACCGCCATCGGCAACGATAAGCTTCCCGCCATAGGTCAACATGCACGGGATGACGCCGACGGAGTTCAACGCACCAATAAGACTCCACGAAGAACCATTCAGGCGATAAAGACTCCCGCCGATTGCTGCGACCAGCCAGGAAGTCGAAGCGTCCTTGACGTAATAGTGCAGTTTGTCAATAGGGACGTTTTCTCCGTCTTCCGTAATAGGCGCAACACCATTCAGAACAACTCCATTCCTTACGGTCGGGAAGTCCTGATTGTTCGCATAGACAAAGTTGCTGCAAATTTGGAGCTGATTGTCTCCAATATTCGTCCCAGACTGTGCAGCGTTGAGCCCACCATTGAAGGTAAGCGTCAGTTGGGTGACATTGCGGTGTTTGCTTGATTTGTAGGCCATTACGGCAACCACCCGCGTTGACGTACGACAGTCGGAGTCAGGCTCCCGTATGTAGCAAGGATCTGGTTCTCCATGTCGGCCAAAAGTTCAACGTCCCGACTGACGTCTGATTCGTCAATGTTCTTGAGACGCATCGCCACATATTCTGCAACCATGTAGTCAAATTTCCCGTCGTAAGGCATGTCATCGGAAACGGAAATGTCAACTACTTCTGGTAGCTTCCAGTATATTAGCTTCATTTCCATTGAAGCTTCTGGAGTCCCGGCGATGTAAAGCGTTCCAGCTCGGATTATGTATACGGAGGTTTCTTTGGCAGAAACGATGGTTTCCCATTGCTTGTCTGTCTGGCACGGCAACGAAACACCATTTGGCTTGTAAAGTCCGACGTCTTTCATGAAGTCGACGGGCAGTGGATAATCAGAGACGCCAGCAATTGTGCTGAACTCGTAGATCAGGCGGCCAGCCTCAATGTCGTTGCGAAAAAGGATGTGCGCCAGTCTGACTAGCCCTTTTTTGATGACGGAAAGGATCTGCGCGTCCGTGAAACGGCTGCTGCCAGAATCCGTAATCTCCAGGCGTATATCGTCAATAAGTGAAGATATTAACATGCGCTGTGCCCTCCTGGCGTGCGCGGACCATCCATGATGGCGGTCCTAATCAGTAGACGTCGCCCACTCCACGGTTGGCTCTCCAAGCAGCCGCATTGTGTGACCACTCATAGAACGGACTCGGCCTGATATTTCAGGCATAGCCTGCACCCAATGGTTGTAAAAAAATTTGTGGTACTCTCCGTCGAGCGACACGCCGGCAACGACGACCCGTTTGTAGCCCCAAAAGTGCAGCGCGCATCGAGCGGCAAGGAGAGACGAACTTCCCTTTGTCCCAACGATTTTCCATCGCTTTATTCCGCTCATTGGCGGTCCAGTCGTGTGCAGCCGTGCCCCGGGGTTGTAAGGAGCCATACCCTCCACAAGTTCGGCTGGATGGTGGGAAAACCAGTGCTTGAACGGGCATGGGTAGATAATTCCCGTGTGATTGATGCAGCACACGTCATGATCTATCCCGAGTTCCCAAAACCGCTCCACGTCGTCCCATCGCTCGGGAGACTTGCCGACAACTAGCAAAACGTCGTGGTCGCGGAGATCAGTCATCGCATGAGGCCCATGACAATGTTGCGGGGATTAATCGCGTCGGCTACTCGGGGTAGGTATTCCATACCGGCACTGAAAATGGGGTCAAGTCCGGCCTGTGCAAGGCGCTGCGCGAGACTCCCTCCGCCCGTCGCGAACGCCGTCAACATGTCGGCCGGCTGATAGGTGTCTTCCAGGGGCGCGTCTTTGGACTTGAGCGCGGCGACAAGGGCAGCCGTGGTCGCGAGTTGCGACGGCGACGGGGTGAATGGATCGGATGGCGCGACAGCTTGGGCGACGTTGGGGGTGTTACTCCCGGCGTCCTTGGCCCACGCCTTGGGCTTGGCCGAGGCTTCTGTGTCACGGACAAGGGCCTTTTCGAGGTTGGTGGCCGTGCTGGCCTCCGCATCATTGTCACCACCCATGAGACCGTAAGCTCCGGATCCAGTTAGGCCAAGAATGACAGGTAAATATCCTGTCTTGCCTCGATAATAAAACTTACCCCCGCCAACGGGGATGTCTTCTATGGCATAGACAGCAGCACCATCACGGAGTGCATTGGCTACCGTATCTTCGCCCATGCTATCATCAATGAAGTCGCCCCAATTTTTAGACTCGTAATCAATGTTAAGTTTGTTTTCTGGGACTTCAACCGAAATAACCGGTCCTCCACGAGCGTAATCTTCTGCTACGCTGCGCTCTGGTGTAAAATACGCAGGAGAGTTGATCTTTCCGGTTTTTCTTATTCCTCGTAAACCCTCTATGTTTGTCCCATGGAAGAGTCTCGCCGCCTCCGAATCGTCCGGCGACATGCCGTAAGCCGCAGAGCCAGCCCCGGCGGTCATGAGGCCAAGGCCCCTTAAAAGCTTCGATGCATCCATATGGCTTTAGACTCCGGTTAAGCTACCCCGTAATCGTAATCTTCCCGCCCCGCATGAGCGGATCGTCAACCGCCCGGAACTCCGGGGCCTCGCGCAACAGGTAGTCCAGCTTGTCCTTGTCGCGCGTGATGCCCAGCGCGGTTTCGTCGGCCTGGAACATGCCCTTGGGCGCGTAAAACGGAATGACGGCCAAAAGGCGCGTCTGCTTCTTGAAACTCTTGCGCTGCTCAGGCGGAAGGGCTCGTAACATCTTGTTGAACGCCATAATGTCCATGTTGTTCTGCACAACGTGCTGCTTGACGGTAAATTCCTTGGCCCCGGCCTGGATGTCCAAATTCTCGTGCATGTCTCCCCCTTTTAAAAAGCGGCCCCACCCGCTACACAGACAGGGCCGCCATGGTCAGTTAGTTGCTAGTGCTGGCTAGTACGGCTGAGCGCACTTCTTGCACTTCGCATGAGCCTTCTCGCTGCGGCACACGAAAGCGAACTCGCCCAGGCTCTGGTACTTCGTGTTGTCGCCGGTCTTGGCGAGAGGCACGGTCTTGAGCTTGCGGAGCCAGGCGATGGCGAGTTTTTCGGGATCGTAGAGGAAGATTCTGTCGTACTTGGTTCCGCTGTCGGTGTCCTCGGAAATCCACTTGTCGATAACCACGTTCACGATGCCAAACGGCGTTTCGAGAACCATGACCGCCATAGTCAGGGTCTTGGATGTGGCTTCCTGGTTGACGGTGATCTTGCCGGCCTGGTCCCAGTTGCTGATGACCACGGCCTGCTTGGGCGGAACCATCAGGATGGACGGGTAGCCGCCGGCCGAATAGGCAGCCTCGGCCATCGCCATGAACTTGGTTTCGTCGAAGTCGTTGTTGGCGCTGTAGGACGCATACGACTTGTCGTTGGTCGAAACCCAACCGTCCAGACCCTTGGTGGTACGGGCGGTGGTGGCGCTGCCGGCCGAGTCGGTGGCGTTGTTGATGATGATCTTTTCGATCTCGGTCTTCAGGTACTTGAGGCTCTTTCCCAGCAGGTACTTGGCGTGATCCTGGCGACCGATGGTGTTGACGGCCTCCATCGTGCCACTCATTTTGAAGGTCTTTTCCACGATCTGCGTGTGGCTGGACAGGCGCTCGGGCGGCAGCATTTCGGCGGCCACGGCATCAGCGCCTTCCACGGCGGCATTGGAGCCGGTGGGGGTTTCAAGCTCGTCCTCTAACCATTCCGTTCTGTTACTTTCGGGCGAGGCAACCCTACTAACCGCTTTCGCGGCGTCATGCCATTTCTGACATGATCTCTGGCTCTCACCAGAGGTCGGACTATATCACCAACCGCCTAAGCGGCTGTACGGCATGTAGTCTCTGAGGGGAGCCTACGCGGTCCAACTTTGCGCTCGGTATAACGTGGGTTTGCGGCCCATTCGTCAACCCTGTTCTGCTTTCTCGCAATGTTGAACTTCAATCCAGAATCAACCCAAGACTGCATTTTGATATAAAACCTATAAGGGGTCTTATATCCTTCCTTTCTCGGCTTCTCAGCAGTAATGACTCCAGTCCTTACACCAAGTCCAGTCAGGATCTTATGGAAATCGTTGACCCAAACGTCACACGATTTAAAACCCATAAAATACCGGCTGCAAGCCGTGTCCCATCGCTTGTTTTCTGCCACATACCCCTCGCTGTCCATTATCCCTTCAACGAAGGACATACGAAGTTCTTTGGGCCACTCGAAAACAAACAACGGGATGATCTGTTTGTCTTGGGTCACTTCTTTCAGGTTGGCGCAAATTTCGGGGTCGCCACAATGAAGGTCGTTGTTAGGCTTTGAGCTCTTCTTCACGGCGTAAACGCTGATACCGACATGTCTGTCTGTAATGTCTGCCAGGGCCGCTTTTGTGGCATCGGCAAAATCAGCATCTATCGTGTTGAGCCTAAACATCGGGTACCTTCCGGTGTTCGTGACGCATCCGTCACCCAAATAAACGCCAAGCAAATACGCGTAACTCTTCCCTGCGGATTGCCCAATCTTTAGCATTTTTGCACCTTCGGCATCTAAAGCTCTAAGGGTGTTCCCGCATATAGCCATATTTTACTTGCACCAATGTGTCAATGCAAGATATTGGTCGCCTTTTCCATGCCGATGCTGGCCTGAAACGGCGTGTCGGCCGGGCTGATGAGCTGAATAGTCCCTTCGACGTCCTCGAAAATGGTTTCACCCATGGTGCGGACGCCGGTCGACTCGCTGGTATAGCTGGAAGTGGTAACGTCGGGCATATGCCTCTCCTGGCGTACTCGCTCACGTCCTGTGAGCGGTGTTTATCGTTGGGTCATGCGGCCAATGGCCCCGGTGGCCTCAAGGAAGGCTCCAAGGTCGCTGGCCGTGCTCTTTCCACTAAACACCCGCTTGCGAATGTCCTTCAAAGACTGCGCGCGGGCGGCACTTTCGGTTGTTTGCGGAACACCCTGGCCGGCGCTCTCCAGCTTCGGAGCCTCGCGGGGGGTAACCCTGCGCTCGACCTGCTGGGGCTGCGGCGGGGTTTGTGGCTGTTGCGGCTGGACGGGCTGCGGCTGCGCCTGGGGTAACTGCTGACGCATCGCCATCACGCGATCTCGCGCCTGGCCGTAGACCTCCATAAAGGCTTGGGGGTCTTGGTCCAGCGTCCGGTAGATGCGGTCACGGAAGGCCATCGGCTGGCTCTCCACGTAGCTACGGACCATTTGCATGGTGTCCGAATAGGCCGGGTCACGCATCACGTCGCTTTTGACCGCCTGAAGCCGCATGGCGTGCTGGATAGCCGCCTGTTGCTCCGTCATGGGCCGAACTTCTCCCAGGATTTCTTCCCGGGCCTTTGCCACGGCCTCTCGGGTAATCTCCCACTTCAGGCGGTCCACCGGGTCATCCGGCGGCGTCTCCTGGGGCGCGGGCGCGACGGCTTGGGGCTGCTGCGGCTGCTCGACAAAAAGGCCCTGGAATCGCGCGGCAAAGGCGGGGTCGGTCTGGACTCGGTTGATAACCGCTTGCCAAGCCTCCATCTGCCGGCGCTGATCGGCAAGGGCCTGCGATTTTTTGGTGTAGTCAAGTCCCTGCTGCGCCAGCGAGACGAGACGGTCTTCAGGGACTTCGATTTCCTGACCGTCCACACGCAGTTTTACGATGCGCGGTGTTTCGGGCTGCGGCTGGACCTGCTGTTCGTCGGCCTTGGGCGCTTCAGGGGTAGTCTGCTCCGGCTCGGCTGCGGGCTTGTCCTCGGCAACCTCGGCCGGCTTGTCCTGCTGCGGGGCAGGGGCCGGCTCGGGCTGCTTCGGAGGCACACCAGCCATACGCGCGGACGCGCTGTCCATAAGCGCGGCAAAATCGTCTTCGTGAGACTTGCGAGTCGGTTGTTCCTGGCTCATCAGCCCGGAGTCCGGCGCGGTGGTCGCGGGGTTGGTCTGCTGGGACTCCCCGGTCTGGTTAAGTTCCATGGTGGCCCTCCTGGCCTCGGGGCACGTCCTGTGCCCATGGTGTTATTGACTCCCGCGTGGGGCGGGTTGGTCTGGCTCTAGCAGCCCTTGCCGCCCTTCTTCGGGGGCTTGGGCATCGGTTTGGACTTCGGAGTGGATTTCTTGGCCATGGTTAGGCCCCGTAACTGCCCGTGACCAACTGCGTGGACACAATGGGCGCGCCAGACATGGGGTTTTTGACCGCCACGTAAAAGCCGGTCTTGGCGCTGTCGGTGATTTCCAGGACGAAGGTTCCAGCGGCCAACGTTTGAACGGTCAAATGCTTCTTGGCCGTCAAGGCGGTCAGCACCGTGCCGGAGGCAGACTTAGCCTGAACCGTTCCGCTGGCCGTGGTCCCGGTCAATCCCGCACCGGTCGCGGCGTCGGAAAGCCAGACCTCCAGGTTGCGAATGCCGGTCAAGGTCGCGCCGGCCGCATCCTTGACGGTTATGGTGACTTCGGCCACATTCGCGCCCCCGGCGGCAATGGCAAACGCCACGGTGGCGGGCTGGCCGTCCACAAGGTTGAGTTCAGCCGTGGTGGCGGTGCAGTTGTCCAGCTTGTTAAGCTCGGCGGCGCTGGCGGTCAGTCCGTCCATAGCCAACGTATTGGCGTCAATGGTCGTACCGCCAACGGTCAGCGACTTTCCGGTCGGGATATTGATGGACTTGCGAGGCTCGTACTTCCCGCCCACTACAGCGGCTTTCATCGCGCCCATATTCTACTCCTTGTCCTTCGGCGGCCGACCAGGGCCGCGCTTTGCGGGTTCGGTCATGGTGATGGCCCCGGACTCAAGCGCCTCGATGCGCGCCTCCAGGGCGTCCAAACGGTCAAGGTGCGGGGCGAGGAGCGGGTCAAGTACCTCGGCCGCCTGTTTCAGTTGTCGCTTCGCGCGTATCCCCGCGCCGAGTTTGTACCCGTGCATTTACAAAACCCTCCCTTGGGTGTTTGCTTTCTTTTGGCCGGCCATCTCGGCCTCGGCGTCCTTACCCCTGGCGACGACCCCGCCAAGCGCGTCCCAAAACGACTGGATGCCGACCAACATGGATCTGGCAATGGTGAAATCTTGCGTGGCCTTGGGGTCAAGCGCCAAAATGTTGGACTCAAGGTTGGCAATGGCCTTGTTGTACTCCACGTTCACTTCGGGGTCGGCCATGAAGTCGGCCACCCGTTTGCCGGCGTGTGCGCGGGCGATAAGGGCGTCGTGGTCAGCCATCTATACCGCCCCTGTCTGCCGAGCGTGGCTTTGCGCCGCCTCGTGCCATGACTGCGGGAAGTCAAGGCCGTGAATGGCGTCGAAAATTCCCTTTCTCATGGCTTTTGCCGCAACCGTGCAATCCAGACCTCCGCAACCTGTTCCCATGCCCGGCATGAGGATGGAACCAAAGTCACACTCTTTGGCAGTCAAAATGGCCGCCCTGGTAGCCAGGTAAACATTCGTGCCGTCAAACAGTTGCATTGGAACGCGCATGGTTGGGGCGGAAATAAGGCTGGGGATAGACCTATCGTTTGTGCTGATAACGATTGTCTGACCAACTAGAAGCTCACCAGAAAGTTGCTTGATAAACGATTGCAAGTCTCTCTGGACGCCCCAGCCAAAGCGCTGAGAATAGGCAAGGTCTATGCCGCCATCCATAAAGCCGAAGCTGTTGGCTGGGGACACGATGGCATCGGCGGCAAGGTCGAGAATGTTTGCCCGGACGACACTCACGCCATCCGGCATGGATACACTACGCCATGCTTCGACCATGGCAGGGTTCAGGTCACACAGGATTATCTTCACGGCTACTGCCTCGGCATATCCGGCTGACCCTGCGGCATTCCGGGCTGCATCTGCGGCGGCATACCACCCTGCGGCGGTCCTTGCGGCGGTCGCACCTGGCTTTCCATCGCCTGGGCGAACTCCACCAACTTGATAACGATCTGCTTCATCTGCGCGACCTCGGCCTGCGTTTTCTGAAGCTCCTGGGCCAAGATTTGAACGGGATTGACGCCCTGCGGCTGCGGCACAGCCACGCCACGAGGCGGGACCATCGCTCCCGGTTCGCCGCCGTAGCTGCCGTAATTGTCATCGTCCATGAGTCCGACCATGTTGCCTCCCTAGCTCGGAAAACCCGAGAAGCCCGTTTGCGCGCCAGCGACCGGGATGCCCGGCTGCGGCTGCATGGACTTCACCGCGTCCAGCGTGATTTTCTTGTCCTCAAGCGCCAACTCGGCCGCCCTGCTTTGTGCGTCGAGCTGGAAATTCCGTTCGTCCATGGCCTGACTGTGCCGCTGCGCCTGCGCGTCAAGTTGAAACCTCGCAGCCTCTTCCTGGGGGTTGCCCTGCTGCGGTTGCCGACGCTGAAGCTCTTTCTGCATCTGTTCCATCTGCTGCCGCAGCAGGCCCATTTGCTTCTGGACCATCTGCCAGGGCTCAATTTCGTCTTCGGGGAGAAGATAGGGCGAGACGTCCATGTCCATGTACTCGAACATGGCAATAGTGGCCTTGGTCAACTGCTGCGGAGTCGCTTGCCCGTTTGGAATGAACTGTTGAATGAGCATTTGGACAAGTTCGCGCATCATCCCTGATTGCTGCTGCCGATCCTGCGGACCGACACCAACCTCAATGTCAATGGTGTACTGCCCTTCGATGTCCTCTGGCTTGAGCGCCACGTCTGCACCGACAAATCGCACGTCGTCTACCGGAGGGAACTGGCGGATCACGTCAAGGATACGCCGAAGGATGCGCCGCCACCAACGGGCGAGGTTGCGGGCCATGTGCTTTTGCCGCATCATCGCGGCAGTCAAGCGCATGTTCATTCCCTGCGCGGTCTTATTGAGGCTGTTGTTGTCCAGACCCTGCATATTCTCGTTGACGCCGGCTTCCTTGCTCGTTTCCTGAAGCGAAAGCTGGAACGCATTGAAAATGAACTGCGACGGGGCGGCCGTCTCGATCTGCTGAATCTTGGTGATGTCAGGAACCATCATGACCGAGGCGGGCGAGAAATCCATGAGCGCATTGCGGCTGCGCGGGTCGGACGTGATCCAGCCGCTGTAAGTGCTCTTGGCAGCGCTGTCCTGGATGTTGCGCAAAAGGTTGGTCAAAACCTTCTGCTGCTGCTCCAGGACCGCCACCACGGGCCGGCCGATGATTTTGCCGGGCTCCTTGGCGACGTAGCCAAGCTCGAACGGAGGCCCACCATAGGGGTTCTCGATGGGCTCCCTAAGCACCTCGTTTTCACAGATTGTGACAATGCACGGGCGGAGCAAGCCGTCACCGCGAATGTCCAGGCGACAGTAGCACTCCCAAATCAACACCTCGTTACCAGGGGTGCGCAGCTTGTTGGGTGAAACCGCGCCCTCGCCATAGTCCGACGCTTTTAAGACCCCGTCCACGGCGCTATGCAGCAAGCGTTCAGACTCCGTCTCGGTCGGGTCGCCGCGCTGGTCCAACTTGGACTTGACGCGGTCACGGGATCCAGGGCGATACACGCCGGCCATTTCCTGGCGCAGCACGTAGTCAAGGTCGCGCTTGACCACATGGGCCACGAGCGGATTCTTCTGCAAATCGGAGTAGCCAGGGAGGAAATACAACTCGCTGGGCGGCACGATCTCGACGTAGAAGCCTTGGTAATGCACCTTGCGGCGCACGATCTCGGCCCCTTCGATGCCCTCCCAGTAGTAGCCTGTGGTGCTGTCAAATTCCTGGACAGCGTTGCCACCGCGAATGTCCACGATCTCAGGGTCATCCGCCATCATGGCCGCGATTTCGGCCGTAGACGCCCGCTCCAGCGGTTCGACGTCAATGTCGTAGTCTTCCCGCTGGGTAACCTTGGCAATGGCATAGTGGGACGTGAGCGCGTCGTGGATGCCATCGTCAACCAACTGTTCGCCGTCGAGCTGGTTAAACAACTTGTGGCGAATGTAGGACTTCAGGCGCTTGGCCGACTCGCTTGCGGGATCAGAGGACTTTCTCCCCGGTAGGCCGCCCGGAGCGGAAGAAGTCGCACCGGGACGACCGAAAGGACCAGGGGCGGCCGAAGCCGCTGCGGGGGAGTCGGGGGGCTGGACGGGGGGAGGCAATTCTTTCTTGATCGGAGAAAACGAGAAGAAATCACCGATGAAAATTTCAAGCAGACCGGGCTTAAGCCACTCTACAGCGCTGTAGGCCGTGGGGTGGACGACCTGCGACCAGCCTTCGACCTCATTGCCGTATGGCTGCGCCCGGTAAATGGCGTACAGGCGTTCGCGCTCGGCCGACAAGTCCTGTTGATAGGCCTTTGCAGCGTCAATGTCGCCTTGGATAGCGTTGATAATGTCGGTGTCGGTGAGAGCCTGCGGCATGGGCCACACAATAGCCCACGTATTAGACGCATCCGGTAAAATCCGTCTACGGATGCGAATGGATGCGAAACGTCTTTGTATAGACGAATAAACTTATTGACGTGTTTTACCGTTTTCTCCGGTTACATACCTGACAACCCACTCGTCAAGAAGTTCTGGGGTGGTTACTGGCTTCTTCCCGATGTAACGGATTGGAACTCCCTCGGTCTCAATGAGCGGACGAAGAACCTTTTGCGTCAGTCCCACGTGCTGCTCGATTTCCTTCCAGCCAGTAAGCATCGCTATTCCCCCTGTCCCTTGAAAACATAGCTCGTTACCCGCGTCATGCGCCCGTCAATGCGCTCAACCCACTTCTCGCTGCGGGTACAGATACCGGCCTCCAACGCTCGGCGGATCTTGGACCTGGCCGCGTCTGTGCCCATGCGGGTGGCGTCCATGATCTCTTTAGTGGTGTAGCCATCTCCCCCTGGCTGGAGGTTGAGGCCGGCGAATAGAGCGTCGAAATCGACGTTTATCGCGGATTTGTCGTTATGATGTATTGCCATTTCCATATTACACCCTCACAGGAAGAGGCCTGGCTGTTTTAATTGTTAGCAAGTGAGACCTCCATGAAAAATCACCATTGTCTTGAACGTCAAAACTAAGAAACCCGAAATCAACAACTCCAGAACAAGCACGTGAGCCAAATTTAGAACCGAATCCCTGAAGAGCTGGTGTCGTGACCGCTAGGAATGTGTCGTTACCACAGTAGTTGAATGAATGGACGTGCGACCGAATAAATACCTTCGCGCGGGGCTGCCCGCCAATCTCTTTCCAGAAAAGGTTCCAAACATTCTCTTTCGCCATGGAAGTGTATCGGCCATGCGGAACTCCAGACGATCCTACTTTGTGCTTCACGTCAAAAATGAGCCCGTTAACGTCGATCCAAACGTGTCCGTCTATGGACGCTCCGACTTCTCTGGCAGCGACGGCCTCCATATCTTCACCATCTGCGGAAACGTGATACGGCGTACCGAAGGTACAAAAAGTCTTTTCGGCCTTGGCCTCTTTCATGCACCATGCGGCCATATCGGCCTGCTGCGCCATATCCGAGGTGACAAGTTCCGTCCCGCCAGAGCGCGATCCCTTACCGTCTATCGCGTCCCCGTTGTCGATAAGCACATGGATAGGCTGCAATTCAGCCATGGTCCTCTGGTACCATCCCCACAACTCCCGCTGGACACCGGCCCATTGGCGGACGTAATCAGGACCAATGCCGAGCGGATAATGCCAAGCTGGTGGTGTTAAACCAGACAGGTGCCCGCAATGCTTGTCGGAAATCACTACGACGCGCTTCATGAGTTTGCCGCCACTCCGGCGCTAGGCTGGCTTACATATTTTATGTTTTCACCAGTAAAATCTAAAAATTGATCACGAGTGTTATGTTTTATTCCAAATGTGCGATGAAAGCTTTTATGACAAGAAACGCACAAACACCCACCGTTCAGCAAATCAAACCTCTTGTCTTTACACCAGTGCCACCCATCAAGATGGTGCGCCTCAAGCCTTCCACCGGTCTTTCCGCATTTTCTGCATGTATATCCATCTTTTATTAGAACTGCTTTTGACCACAAATCGACCAAAACATGGGAGCGATCTTTCATCCTTTCTTCATCTGTAAGGTCTTGGTTGAAATTTGGATGTTTTATCCCTCTTCGCTCTCTTTTTAATTGTAAATCATAACACCCGCAAGACTTTGTATGTCCGCTTCTCAATCCCTGCGCATACACAGATTTAACGTTTCCGCATTCACATTTGCAAATCCAAAGCTGACGTCCATCGTGTGTCTTCCCACCATCTTCTATGACAGTGAGCCTAGAAAAAACCTTACCAATTAAGTCTATTTTCCCGTGACCTAGTTTGAACTTGGTCTCTTTACCCAAACACCCGCATGACTTTACCTCTCCAGATTTCAAAGACTGTCCACGCAAAACAGTTTCTACACCACAATCGCACAAGCATTTCCACTTTATTTTGTTTGTTTTGTCCCTGTCCCCCAAGGAAACGACCGTCAACCTACCAAACCTTTTTCCAACCAAGTCTTCTTTGGGACCAATCCTCAAGCAACCGCAAGATTTTGTCGTTCCGGAGGTTATTTTAGCTCCTGCAGAAACCGTCTCGTTCCCACAGTCGCACAGGCATCTCCATTTCGGGCTAAGTTTACCGTTCTCGCCTTCTACCCTTCCGAGAACCAAAAGTTTATTAAACTTCTCCCCCGTGAGGTCTCTTGGCCGACTCATTAAAACTTTACCTCCTTCACCACCCCCAACACGTTCGCCATCCTGTAAATCGCGTCCATGCCCTGCGACTCGATGCCGCAGTCGTGGGTGACGAACTCGTAAAGCTCGGTCGCGGCGAGACGGAGGGCGGCGTTGTCGTTTTCGAGATCGTCAAGGCGGTTGAGCGGAGGAATGGATTTCCCAATAAGCGCGTTATTGGCCCGAGTGATAATTTCCAATCCCTCGCCATTCGTCCAATCCATGCCCGTGCCTGTCCGAGAGAACAGACGGGCCAAAGCCTCCTCCAACTCCCGCACCCTGGAAACAAGGTGCTCCCCTAAAACAACCAACCCATTTACAGCGAAACGCGTCTGGAGGCCGCCTTCCCAGTCTTTGTCGGCGTTATTTCGGAAAGACGTTTCGATGGCGTCCAAATCCATATCTCTATTCTCGCTCATCACCCGCCCCCAGAAAAAACTCATCCATCTGCTCCGGCGGAAGAATGTCCAGCATATCGAACACCGCGTAACATAGGCCCTTCCGCGACCAGACAACATCCTGCATCAGCGTGCCAGCCTCGCTGCGTGAGCGCATGTAGGCCGCTGCGTACTGGCGCGCGTCTTCCAGTCTGTCGGTGATGTATCCGCTCAGTGGTCGCCATCTCCCGTGTCTGGAGATTCGAATAGCCATCGGGACTTTTCGTCGGTGCTCTCGTTGATTATCTTTTCACGCCGCATCCGCTCTTCGATGACGTACCTTAGTTCCCGCTCAATTTGCACCATTATCAGGTCAACAACCACGTCCTTTGGCGACAGGCAACGAGAGTAAATATCCGATTCGCTCAACACGGTCTGGACTGTGCAGTTGAACTTCGCCCGGACAATCATTTCGCCAGACGGTTGTTTGGTGGTCGAAATAGATACCGCGTCGCTCATTTTTACCTCACTGTCAGGTTAGGCTCTAAGACCGTCGAGAAAACACGCCGACCTAGCCTAAAAAGTCGCATGGGAACTTGTCGGGATGGCCGTTAACCTGACGCCTATTTAGGGTACACCCTAACTTGACGCCTACAACACCCGGCTCTTCTGCTTCTCCCCCGGAAACACCCACACCCACTCCTTGTCGCCGTTCACCGCATACTCTCCCGTCCACACCTCGAAGGTGAAGTCGCCGGCCCCGTGGTCGTGCGCTCGGATGATATTGTGGCAGTTCGGGCACTCGACTTCCACGCCGGTAGGCCTGCGCTGCATAAACAGGCGACACTGCGGGCAACGGTAGTCGCGTAGTTCGTTGGATGAGGCGTAGCGGAGGGTCAAAACGGCTCCCTTGTCATAGACCAAACCCCCCAAGCCCCGACAGCCGACACAAGGACAACCCGGAACACGTGGGAGTGATTTATGGCAACACTCAAGACGGCACATACAGCCAAGAACAAGACGACCAGCAAAAATCGTTTAATCCTGTTCACAACACCCTGCTCTTGTGTTTCTGCCCAGGCGGTTGATACCCGTGAGGCGTGTCGAACTCGTGCGTGATCGCGGCGTATCGGAATGCGTCGGCAGTGTGACTAGCCTCGTCATGCACTGGTTGTTCCATAAACACGCCCAGCTTATCGTTCCACGATTTACGGTATGATTCTAACCGAGAAACCAACGTAGCACAACGCTTTTCATCGAACCAACACATGGATAAAAGCTTACGTGAAGCTTCAATTCCGTCGCTCACTGCAAGGTTTGGCGCAATAGTAACCCTGATACCCATGGCTTCTAGAGATTCCTTGCGGCTCTTTCCGTCGCCTGAAAGCTCACGAACCTTGATGTCATGGGGGAAGTAGTGGTTTCCGTAGAGGTATCCTCTTTCCTCAAGCACGCGCTTGTAGTGAGACAGCCCCTCTCCGTTGTTCTCGTGGTAGTCTATAAAGCGAATCTCACGACCGACGTTCTGATAGAAGACAATGGCCGTGTAGTCGTCCATGCCCAAATCCCAGGCCGTATTGACCGGGATACCGTCCTCGATGGGGATATTGACAATCCGCTTCTCGGCCCGCACCCTGGCGAATTGCGCCGAGTAGTAGGCCCCTTGGACGGACGCGCGGAACGCTTCCTCCGGCGTCGAGGGATATTCCCTGAGGGTATCGTCGCCCAGGTTCTTGTATTTGACTGCGTACCAAGCCCGCTTCCTGGGGGAGAGCAACGCGCCCGTGTTGGCCTCAAGCTCGGTAAAATACTTCTCCAGCTCGGCCGTGATGACCACGCCGTCCGGCGACATCTCGTATTCGTCGTCAATCCACCACGGGAAGAAGTGAAATTTGAAGTCCAGGGGCGTAAGCTTATTGCCACTAGCCGCGTGGTCCTGCGCTTCCTTGCACACGTCGTAGAAGTAGCCACATGCGCCTTCGGCCGTGGACTCGTAGCTGGCGATGCCGTCCATGGGGACAGCCTCCAGCGCGCCAGATTTGATTTCCCTGGCCCGGTCCGGGTACTTGGCTGCGATCTTGCCAAGCTCTGACACGTGGAGCAGGTTAAGCGTCCCCGAACGGAACGACGTGCTGACGGAAATCTTGGAGTTGTTGTCAAACACCAGCATGCCGGCCTGTTCCTGGCTGGCTGGCCGGGCCTTGCGTATCGACTCGGGCAAGTTGTCGTAAGGAAACTTGACCTTAGTTCGGAAGATTTCCTTCGCGTCGTCCAGGTTGTGAGCGATGATACCAGCCGAGAAATTGGAGTTGAACAGAGCAGCGTCCAACGCAAAAATGCACCAGAACGTCGTTATCCCTTTCTGTCGACACTTGAGGGTGACGTTGCGATTGTGCATGTCCTTGACGAGCTTCGCCTGTGCCGTGTTCAGCTTGAACTTGACGCGGTTGCTGCGCTTGTCGGTGATCCAGTAAAGGTTATTAAGCCGCCAAGTGCGGTCGGCGAAGCAGCGCTTCAGCTCGGCAAACTCGGCATCACTCGGACAGTTGGACATGCGCCGTGCTCCCGTCGATTTCGGCCATGATGGACTGGACTACGGAGATGGTGGTTTCGGTCTGGACGGGGCCACCGTCCTTGCCCGTCAACTCCACCGAAGCCTTGTCGCCGTACTTCTTCGGTAGCAACTTGGAGAGCAGCCACTTCCGAGAATCAACGCGCAGACGAGAACGGTTGATGTGCTCGTTGTTGACGACCGTTTCAGTGTCTCCATTCTTGGTGAGACGCTCCATGTAGTCGTTGGATCCGTCGTCAGAAATCTCAAGCAATTCGTCAGCCCAATGCTCATAGAGACTCTCTCGCGCACGAGCGTACTGTTCAGCCAATGACTGGTCTTGCAAAACCCACAGCCTCACAGTCGAAGGAGCCGGCATTCCCTCGTCCCTGCACACAGACCGAAGGCTTTCCCCGGCGGCCATTCTGTCGCAAATAACCTTGAACAAAGCTTTGTCGTAAACGGGCTTCCCAGCCATCACGCCACCGCCTTTCTTTCGTCAATTCCCATCAACAACTCCGCCATCATCTCGTGTCTCTTCCAATCGGCCGTCGACAACTCGTCTGGATCACGGCTTGAGTCATCCCGGATGTTGGCCGTCAGAACGTCCGTGTTCAGGGGCCATGGTTTGATCGGTTCGGGCTTGGGAAGCAGCCGGTGAATTCGCACCAACTCGTCGAAGTCTGATTTCGCCATTTCATCCTCGGGCGGATAATCGTCCACCTTCGGTTTTGTGGCTTCCCAGGCCGGAATACAGCCATCGTCGGCTGAAAACTTGATCGGTTTTGGCGCAGGTGGGGTACGCGAGAGTTGCGCACTATTTAATACAAAGAGAGGATCGTTAAATTCGTACCGGCAAAAATCATTCTTCCCCGGCCAAATGGCGAGAATTGATTTACGCTGAAGAGAAGCCAACGCGCTATTGACTGTGCGAAGTGAAAAACCTGTCCTTCTGGCAATGTATCGCTGGGACGTGTTCGAATGTTCGCCGTCCCTGTAATGAACTACGCACAGCGCCACCATTTTCTCTGTCGAGGTCAGCCCTTGGCTGTGCCACAGGCCAAACCTTATTTCTTCATTTGTCGCTTTCACTTAAACAGCCACCGCTTTATACCGCCGCTCAACCGTCCTTAAAAAGTGGCGCAGAAACGAGTGCGTGAACCGCTCCGCACCCCGCCGGTCCTGCGCGAAGTAAAATGGCAGGCGATACCGGACCATGAACGCCACCACGCTTTCGTAAGCGGCCTTGGTGTCCAGCTTGGAGCGGTAATTACCGGCCACAAGATCGGATAGCGGTGATTCGACCACAACGGAGGCGGCCTCATGTCCTCGCAGGCGCTCCAGCTCATGTTCAAACCTGTCTCGCTCTCTGCCTAAACACGCCACCAGATCGGGCAGTGACTTTCGCTCCACGGCCACCAGCGATTCCAGCCCTGGGATGGAGTAATCGCCCGCCTGAAGTGTGCCGGCGACCACCTCGACGTCGTAGCCCTCAAACGAAAATGGGGCCTGCTCCCGTGTGTCCACGAGAATGCGCATCACTTTTCCTTGCGCTCCCGCACGGCGTCGCGGATGTAATTCACGCTGGCCTCTATCCCGGCAATGCGTTCCAGCCATTTGGACTGCTCACGGTCACTTTTTTCGATCTCGCCTATCCGTCTCTCCATCTCTATCTGGCGCGTCTGGATGCCGCCGACGAGATACGCAATCGCTACGATGTTGGTGAGCACCACGAGAGCGATGCCAATCCAAGGAGCGAGGTCTTTGCGCCGGCACAACACTTCGCCCACCCTAGATCACTCCCATATCAACCGACTCACAGTCGGCGGTATATGCAGCCAGCGTGACCTCATGTCCTAGGGACTGCCGAAGCTCTCCCGGGGTCATTGCCCCTTCGTGCGGTGTCATCACGCCGGCCATGGTCAACAAGTATTGCGCCGTCTCGGAGCAAAAACCTTGGCGCATGTTTAGAGCCACGCGACTGCGAATATTGCGAAAAAGTGAACGGTAGTCATAGCCGACCCTGGCCCCGAGCAGGCGCAGCGCCATGGCCGTTATGGCTTGCTGCTGACGCTTGGTAAGGTCTGGCATCTGGATGTGAACTCGGCCCCGGTAGTTGCTGATCCTACGGGACATGCGTGTAAGCGTTGGCCCATGTTCAAGGGCCTCAATGAGAAAAACAGTGTCGGTGCAATCGGATAGCCTCAACACCATGGCCGTGTGGCTCCCGCCTGGAGCGAAAAATCGGATAGCCTTGGACAGCATGTCCGAGCCTTCAAAAGTCACGACGTGGCCGCTGACAAGGTTTGGCCTGACGTCGGGATATGTGCGAACAACGCCGGTCATTTTACCAGCCCCGTCACAATCGCCCGCGCCTTGCCGTACAGGCTCAACGCCACCGACAAATCACCCCGCTGCACCACATCCTGCATCTCGCTGATGGCCTCACGCAGGCTGGCGACGTCCACCCCCCGGGCCTTGAGCGCGGTGTACGACGACCACAGCCAGGTCAGCCCGGCTATGATCCTGGCGTGACGCGTGTCGGTATTGGCCTCCTGCGCAACCCCGTCCGGGCCGAGGGCAGCAGCGCTACCCCCGGTGGACGTGGCGGGTGGGAGGATGCACCCTGGCAGGAGCGAGACGGTGAGCGCGATGGCGGGGAGGTGGGCAGGTAATTTACGCATTGCGGGCCTCCAACAACTTGGCCGCTATGGGCTTAAAAACATCAACGCCCGCTTGCCCCAAGATGTAGGAGCAGGCGAGCGTAACGAGTTCCTTGCACGTTCCGTAGTCCATGCCGAGGTGAAGCGGTTCATTCAAAATGACGGCGGCAAACGCGGCGATGGCAACACACAGCTTCTTTGAGAGCACCACGCCGCCTACGGTCACAGCCCCAGAACCTTGTACACCAGCGTCCACTTTTTGGTCAGCCACCTGGCTTTGCTCCACGACATGCACCGGACCAGCTTGCACTCCAGATTCAGCGGGTTGAGCCGGTGCTGTAGCCACATGCGACACAGGGTCGGCCACGGTTTGCACATTGTCTCCCCCGGTCGCCATAGAGATGGCCTGGCTTATTTGCTCGTCGGTGTAGGGCTGCTGGCCGTTCTCGTGGGTGATGATGGCCTTGACCAGCACAGGAAGGTAGGCAGCTACGTCGATAACCTGAAATGGCTCAACGCCACACGCGCGGGCCACGGTGGCGATATATGCGGCAGTGTCGTTCTCGTTTTCTGGAGCCCAGCGGGAGATGATACCGGAAATGGTGCGCAAGCTATATTTGTGCTCGTAGTTAAGCAGCAGCTTGGCGAGAGCTCTGATGCCGTAGATGGGATCGGAGAAGGTCTTGAAAGCCTTATCGTCCCCAGGAATTTCACCTAGCCACTGATCTTTCGAGTGGCGCAGATTCCCCGGGTTGTTGTTTCGAATACCTCTTGGCTGTCCCACACGTCCCCCTCGCCACTATATGGCTCACGTGGAAACGTTGTGGACTTTTTCCGTCACAGTACATTAGGTTTTGTGGCTGAATAGGTGTTGTTTTGTAAACGCTTAAAATATCGTAAAATAAATCTTTCAAAAAACTTTTCGGGCCGTGTTGACAACATGTCGGCCATGGCCTATATATATCTCACCGGCGGACGGGAATCGGCCCGGGGCTCAAAACAGGGGAACTAAAATGGAACGCAGGTACACCTTGAAGCAAATCCTTGGCATGATGGCTTACGAGGCCGGCTACAACGGCGAGATGACTTGCAAGCTCCCCGGGTCAATTCTTGGAAGCCCCAACGCCTACGGCGCGGAATACGGTCCTGATGCAATCAAGAACCTATATGCAACGATGCGCCGGAATGGATGGATTTCTATGAAGGGTCTTGGCCCGGTGCTTACAGAGGACGGCTACAAGGTGGCCGAATGGCCTTTCTAACCACCCAACAAGCCGCCGACATCCTGGGGGTATCCCGCAAGATGGTGCAAAGCCTAATCAAGCGCGATAGGCTCCCGGCGGAAAAGATCGGCCGGGATTGGATGATAAAGCGCGAGGACGTGGAAAATCACGAAAGAGGAAAAGGCGGGAGGCCGCCCAAGAACACCTAGCCACGCAAGCCCCGAACGCGCGGGGTTTTGCATTTACTGCGCCAGATACCGCCTCACTGTAGACTCCGACCTCACCAGCCTCTCCGCGATCTCCACGACGGTCAGCCCGTGGCGGTAGCGCAACTCCCGGGCCTGGCGCTTTAATTCTGCCAACGTGTCGTCTCGCTCCTTGGGGATTTGCTGCAACTGCCCTCCCCACTCGCGCATGACGGCCCTGGCCGCTTGTTCCGCCTGTTCCGGCCCAATGGCCTGGGCTATGACCGCCTGTAGGTTCTCTTGGCGCATCCCGTCACCTCCTACGCCGCCGCCCGGGCGACAACTTCCAACGCCTGCTCCACCGACTCCACGACGTACACCGGGGCGCGGTTCTCGACCGCAAGAATCCACCTGATTTCAGGCGTGGTGAGCGTCCGCTTCGACTGCACCTTGCTGCCGTCCTTGATTTCAAGCAGCAGCCACCTCCCGTGCTTCGATCCGATAAGCAAATCAGGACAGCCACCGCCAAGAGAGGCAAGCGACTGGACAAAGTGGCCGGCCCGGCGCAGAGCTTCCACGATGATCTTCTGGTTATCATCCACTTTGGCCTTACGCATCCGCCAGCCCCTCCCAAAGCTCTCGATGTTCCACCAAGTCACGTTCCAGCATCGCCACCACCTCTTCCCGTCCCTGCCGTCTCCTGGCTCGGGCCATCTGCCTCTTATACCAAGCGCCTGACACCTTTCCCCGGTGACGCCTACGGCCATCGTTTCGCCAGTAGAGATACCCGCCTTCTCGGCTACACAGAGGTCTAGCCATCACACACCCTCGCGGTCCCCATCCAGTTATTCGCCTCGCAGCGCTCACGGACTGCGGCTAGACGGGCGCGGAGGTCGGCAATCTCGCGGTCTTTTGCCTCAAGCGCGGCGGCCACGTCGTCGGCGTGGTGGTACCAGTCGGACGCTTTCGCATATCGCGTAGACTGTTCCATCTCTTCGCCCATTAAATACGGATTATTTTGCAGCTCCAACTTGTCAAAAAACAGCGCGTACTTCCTCATCCCCCACCCTTCCCGCCCCGGAATCGTTACCGGGGCCGTCTGCGTTGCTGGATATCCCTCGATCTCAAACGTCGGCTTGTACTTGATCCTGGTCCCGGCCTGGATGGTCAACGGCTCGCCCGTGCGCGGGTTGCGTCCCTGTCGCTCTTTGGTCGGAACGGGCGTGAACGTTCCCAGCTCGGGCAGCTTGATCGACTCACCAGCCCGCATGGTGGCCTCGACAGTGTGGCCGATCCAGCACAGCGCGTTCTTGGCGGCGTCTTGGGTCATGCCTAGTTCGGCAGCCATGGTGCGGATAAATTCTACCTGAGTCATGTCCTGGTCCTACTTCCGGCTACTCGGCCGGGTTGGTGTTGTAGTTCACCACGCGCACAGGCTTTCCCAGACGGCGCATTTCCTCGATCATCATTTTCGTTCCCCGCGAATCTCCGTCCCAAAACGCCGCCAACGCATCGGCATACTCAGCCATCTGTGTATTGCGAATAAAACCGGCACGCTTCCCGTAAGCGTCCCAATCGGCAGGGAACTTCTTCAAACCGTGCCCGCATTCCCTGGCCCACCGCTCACCAAGCTGGTCCGCGCCCCGTGCCGTCCCGGAAACAACTTCGATTTCCGAGTGCTGGAGGGTCAAAAAGTCCATTCTGGTGCGAAGCAAGTGGTAGTCAGAAAAACCGCGCGACCCGGCTACGATGACTTTGAACACGACGCCGACTCCTTCTTCCTCACCCACTCCCCACCTCGCCACCTGAAACTTACCCAGACCGCACGTCTCTCCGTCGCGTCTCTCGCACTTCTCGCACCTGACGTGCGTGCGCTTGGCGTAGCCCTGGGACTGACGGGCGGAGGCCTGTTGTTTCGTGCTGTCATTTCCTCGTCAGCGCCACGCACAGCCACTTTTCGTCCAGACCCGGTGCGTCGTCCGTGTTTAGACGGAAAACGCACCAGGCGTGAACGTGCGGCGTTTTATGCGGACAGTCTTGATCCGTAGTTGGGGACAAAACGGCCAGACAGCCCAGATTGACTCAACGCCATGGCATTGCTGACCCCGTAGGCCACCAGCACGGGTGCGCCTCCGCAATTTCCTCGGGCCGGCGATCCGTCCACGTGGTGGAACGTGATCCGGCCACGCAAGAACATGACTACAGACATGGTTGGCGAATCGAAAACGTGGTCCTGAAACCATGCCGTTTCCGTCCGGGCCAAAACCAGCGCGATGCCATTACCGTGGGCGCTCATTCGAGCCATCCATTCCGGGATCTCTTGCCCAAACGGTGGATTGAGCCAGACGCGACCGGACCATGGACGAGCTAGGCCGTTTTCTCGGACAGTCAGGTGGTTCCGCGCCGTGTCCCATGGACGGTTGATCGGAGAGCACGGGTCCAAGTCGAACACCCCAAGCGCCGCGACAAGGTCTGGAGGGGTCAGCCACTCGTTTTTTCCAGACAAACGACCGCCGAACTTCACACATCTGGCTGTCTTGATATTTGGCGTGAGCGCAAGCGTTGGGGTGTTCATTTTGTCAACCTGTTGATATTATTCTAAAAAGGCACATCGTCCATGCCGCTGGCCTCACTCGGGAACGCCGGCCCCTGGTCGTCCTCATGTCGCCGTCCCCCCGACGCCTGCCGGGGTTGCGGACGCTCGGCTGGATGGTCGGTGCCCTGGCCCTTGTCCGGCCAGTCAATGGGCGTGACGCCGGTCCCGGGCGCTCTCACCTGGAACTCAATCGTGCTGCGCTTGTTGCCCTGCTGGTCCGGCCAGGAGCGCTCCTCGGGCTGCGCGATGACCAGGACGCGCTTGCCCTTATGACACCACTTTTCGATGAACTCGGCCTGCTTGCCGAAAGCCTTCACTCTGCACCAAAAGACTTTTTCCACCTTCGATCCGTCTTGCTTTTTGTAAGATTGGTCAACGGCAACACTCATTTCCATGCAAGGCGTGCCGTCGTTGAGAAAGACCATCTTCGTGCTGCCAACTCGTCCGATGCACTCGTAACGATCCAGTTCAGCCATTAGCTTTCGCTCCTGTACCATTTTCTACAGCGTTCAATGTGTTTGCAGTCTTCCACTTCGCCAATCTGCTTCTGTTCTTTCTTCGCCATCGGCTTTCCCTGCCAGTATACTTCACCCCAGCAAATCCCAGCATGAGCGCATGGGATGGTGGGGCAGGCCTCGCAAGGCTTCACGCCCCGCTCCCGGGGACATAGACCAACGGCCTCCCGCCTCGACTCTCGACGTACTGCAACGACGCTTTGTCGAACCACAGCATCACGCGGCCTTCCCACTCGCCGTTGCGTTGCTTCGGGCAAAGCAGCAAGCAATCAGGCTCTTGCGAATACTTGTTGAGCTTCGACATATCGTTTGATGCGATGGCGTCTTCTTTTGGTTTGTTGCGCCAGACAATAAATACATTGTCAACCATGTCGGTTATAGCGCCGGAACCTTTTACGTCCATTTTGTTTGGCGGGGTGTCCTCGTTTTCTCCTTTGCGAGAATGGACCACCAAGTGAACGTGTACGTTGAATTCTGCCGCAAACTCCATCAGTCTGTCAACAAAAGCTTTCTGTCCGTTGTAATCATCTTCCTGAAAACCGCACTTTGCAAGCGAGTCGACCAGAAACTGCGTCACACCATAGCGACGATAGGCGTATTCAAACACTTCCAAGATGCGCTCACCCTTGGCAGTCCCACGGACATTGAACAGCCACAGACTTTCACTCAAGTATTCACGAATCTTTTCACCATGCTCGACGCTTGGCTGATTCGTCGCTCCAGATTGACGGTACATGCGGGCCAAGAGACGCGGCGGCGACATTTCCATCGACGCCACACACCAGCGTTGGCCCTGCCAGATCATCCCGACCAGCACGTGGCCGAGAAGCTGCGACTTGCCGTGCCCGTTGATACCGTTCCACACGCTAATTTCGCCGTCCCGGATGCGCACGGTGGAGAAGGTTTTCTCCCAAGGCAGGGTGTAGCCCCGAGCTTCCGGCGGGCTGTAAAACTCGTCCATGGTCGCGTCGTGGAACTCGGAGGCTGACTTCAGCTCCTCGGGGTCCATGGACTTGGCGGCTTGGAGCGCGGCGTAAAGATCCATGCCGGCCATTAAGGCTTCGTTGGCATCTTTGTGCTGGCCAAGGTCGGGAACCAAGCAGCGATGCCGACCGATGCGTGGGAGCACCTCGGCAAGCGCCTCCTGGCCGGCATCGTCGTTGTCAAAGGAGAGGTAAACCGTGTCAAAGCGCAGCAACCGGCTAAACTCGGCTTCAAGCCAGTTCTGCTTTTCACCCTTGCCGCCGCCCCTGGGGACGGACAACGCCGGGATGCCGCACTGGCGATAGGACATAGCGTCGAGCTCGCCCTCGGTGATGACGACGTACCGAGCCATGGGGTCAACAGCCTGCCAGCCGAACAGCACCGGCTCTGAATCGGGCGACGTGAACATTTTCTTTTTGTCCGTCACGTCCCGAAATTTGATAAATTTCAGCTCGGCGTCGTGTAGATACGGGAACACGGCCACGTTGCCGCTCTCCCCGATCTTGAACAGCGCCATGGTTTCCGCGCTTAAGCCCCGGCTCTCAAAAAACGCCTTCACCGGCCCCTTAGGAACCGTGCACTTCGGCTTTTCGGGCAGCTTGTAGCTTTTGCGCTTCGGCTCAAACGGCGGACGCTCGTCCTTGATGCCGAGCCAAGACTTCGCCCAGGCAATCGCCTCGGCCACGCTACAGCCCCGTACAGCCGCGCAAAGGTCAATCAGGTCGCCACCCTTGGCCGAGTCGGCAAAATCGCGCCAGACGCCTGTTTTGGGACCATGTAGGCACACCCCGAGAGAGTCGCCGGCCTCGCCACTCGTGCTGCCGCACTTCCATTCGCCGCGAACCGGACGGCCGCCAGGGAGAAGTTCCCTGCATACGCTCTCGGCGTGGGCGTTGAGGCGGTCGGAGATTTCCGAGACGGTGAGGGGCTTGCTCATAACGCCCCCGCCCAAAGGGCAGATCGGTCTTGCCTGCGGCCCTGGCCGTTCATCTTCGCCGTCAGCTGGTCAAACTTCTCGCGGAGTTTTTTCGTGCTCAGGATGTTTGAGCACCAGAATGAATCCCGCTGGCACCAGTCGATGACTTCCGCCACCTCTTCGGCTGTCCGCTTGTCGATGCGCAGCATGAGGTCCACATGCTTGGCCCAAGCCTTCGCCTCCCCGGTCTTAGCCTTGGGGTTCGTTTCCAAAATCCGAGCGGCGAGACGCTCAGCGAGTTGCACCGCTTCGGGGCGCAACGAAGAAGTATTTTCTTCTTCTCTGTTCTGTTCTGTTCTGTTCTGTTCTGTGTTTTTTTGCGTTCGCAAGCGTTCGTCTGCGTTCGCATTAAATTTCTTCTGTTCTCTCCATGCCTTAGCTCGTTCGGCTGAACCGTCTTCACGCTTCGGCTGGCGCTTATCCCATGACGCTAAAAACTCGATTCCGTCGTCTGCGTTCGCTATCAAGCCAACGTGGTTCGCTTGCGTTCGTATGCGTTCGACTGCGTTCGCATCCATGTCGAGACACACAGCGGTCACGTCATCGCGCCACCCGTCGAGACTCCCCCGTGGAGAAGATTGGGAGGCGTGCTCAAGCATGGATTGCCACACCGCCAGCACTTCGGTCAGTTTGGCGTCAGCAAGCTTTGCCAAAAGTCTGAATTTCGGATCTGAAACTGACCCATGATACCAGCGAAACCACTCCATAATTATATCCCCATCTCCATCACCAGCTCCCGAACCCTGGCGTCGTAGTCGTCTGCGTCCACGGCCGTCTCCGCGATGACGCGCTTGCGGGCCTCGTAACGATCCTGGCGGGCACGGATGGATTAGGCATTATCCCGCACACGACGGCGCTCTGATTCGGGCTGGCGCAGCATGGCTAGACCTTTTTTAAAGCATCAAAAAACAAAGAGTTTGGGCTGTTTCCATCAACACCCAACACAGCTTCGCGCAGGTCTTCCATGCTCACCTCGGCATCCACGCGCTGCGGAACTGGCACGGTGTCGGTAGCCTCGGCCTGCTCCACCATCCACCCGCCAATCGCTTCGTAGCCGGCCCCGTCGATGTAGTTGTCCACGTGCTGCTTCTGGCCTAGTTTCCGAGCCTGTTTGAACAGGATTGCCATATTGACAGCATCAAGAGGCGTAAGGGCCACGGGCACGCCAAGGCGTTGGGCTAGGTACACGCTGTAGTAGCCGGCAATGATGGCAAAGCTGTCCTCAGGCTGGCCGTGGGTGTCGATACGTCCCTGGGTAATAGTCTCTTTCGCGTCGTCTAAGATGCTGCCAAGTTTGCGATCGCTCATGCCTTCACTCCATCCAACCGGTATTCTAAGCGTTCCAACTTTTCTTCGATCTCCGCGTCCACAGCATCAGCTCCAAACAACAGCCGCATTTGGCCGGCCATTATGATCACGTCGGCAATCTCGGTGATGACGTTGACTGCTCGGCCGCGTTTGTTGTGCTGGAGAGCCAAAGTCAGTTCGGCGCACTCTTCGATAGCCATGTCGATCTGTTTGGATTCGCCGAATGTCGTCAGGGCGCGCTTGTAGATGCTTTCGTGATCTATCACGCTAAACTCCCGTAAACGGTTGCTGGATGGCGTCACGCCACACAGGTTGCTCGAAAAGCGCGTCGATCTCGCCCGTGATTTCGTAGGCGTTCTTGTGTTCCGGTCGATAGTACGATCGGCTGCGGTAAGCGTATTCAGGATTGAAGCGATTTTTGGTAAACGACGCCGCACGGCCAGAACACTTTCCACTGCAATACTCATTTCCAGGAGCGCACATGTTGGTGCAATCAGGCGCGGCGCATTCCTGCGGCGGAAGGTGACGGCGGGCGGCCCTGGCGCGGTTGTCAAACAGCTTCTTCTTGGCGCGAGTCTTGGCGTTTTTCGCCATTTCCTTGAGCGCTCTAACGACGTTGCGAAGCTCGGCCTCATCCATGTCCGAATAATTGCACGGAATTGTTTCGCTCATTGTACCACCATCGTCATCGCGTACGCACCTTTGGAGCAGGCCGACCCGCTGCGAAAGCACGTCTTGTTGTGGTCCCTACACCGTGCCGCGCACGTCTCGTAGTCCGTGCGCCCTAGGCCGTAGATGCACTGGAACTTCTTACCCAACCGCACCATCTCGCTCGTGCCCCAGGCCTGATTGTCTGCGCGCCAAAGTGTGCGGCTCATGTTACAGCGCCTCCCCGCTCTCTTCTCGGCGGCGGCGATCCCAAACGTCTTCAAGCTCCTTGATGGCACGATCAAGCATCGGCCGAGATTCAAGATGGCCGACACCACCATCTATGGCCCGGTAGAACGCGCTTACGGCCTGATTCCCCTGGAACATCTCATGGTGCATGTTTTCTCCGTCAGGAGAGCATTCACAGGGCACGACGCGATGCCGAACCTTGGCGGCCAGGACTCGCGCTGGGGTCAATGCAATTTCATCTTCGCCAAGAATGTCGAGTTCTTCCACGGCCGCTTCCAACATTTCCAAAGGATTGCGCCGGATGTCTTCGCAGTGGCGGGGATTGGCCCCCCAGCGGTAGGCCTCTCGGACGCCGACTTTGAAAAACTTGAAAAAGCCGTCGTCTCCAAAAAGCTTCAAACAAGCCCGATAGAAATGTCTCGACGTATAGGGCATTTCAGTTCCAATTTTGTCCTGTTGTTTTCGGGCCATGGCTATAACCTCCAACCATGCAAAACATCGAAATTTACCCGTCCCGCGACAACGCGGCCCCCAGCCTAATAACGGTGTTGATTCGCGTAACGCGCGCAGCGGCCATAGACTGGAGAAAATTTAAGCCTAGAGACGGGGCAAGCCTGGAAGAGATGCAGCGAGACGCCGTGCGTATGGCTCTCAAACGCTGGCCCGGTAAAACACAATTTCAGCTGATGCTCCCCATTGGAGACTGCGGTGCGCCCGGCGACGTGTAGTTGGTTCGTCACGGGGTGGACGTCGGCGGGAAAGTGTTTTGTGAGGCTAGTGGTCATGACGCCACCTGCTCAAAAGTGACGGCTGTCCTGGCGATGGAAATTAGGAGGTCGCGAAATTGAATCGGCGTGGCGGCGCGTTGGCGCTTAGACAGGCGCTGGCAAATCTCGGTTTTAATGGCCCGGCGTCTTTCCTCGGCGCTATGAAATCCGTCTTCCAGGCGCAGGAAGTTGCCGGGAGCTCGTCCCCACTTGAGATTCGGGAGGGCAACGCCATGAGCGTACAGCCAAGTCGCCTTGCGGGCCTTATGGCCATAAGCCCCTTGCTCGACGCAGCACGTCCAGCCCTCGAAACCAAGCATGCAGTCGGCCTTAATCCATCCGCCAGAGCGAGGCGGTTTGACCAGACCATGAGCGTGCCATGCGGCCGACCCCTCGGGATGCTCCAATATGCCTCCCCAAGTTCTGATAGCGGCAAGAGCGGCCTTGAAGCATCCGCCGTCGTCGCCCTTTTTGAGCCTGGGGAATGTCGTCGGAGAGCCGCCCCAGTAGCGCCCCCAGCGTTCGCAGGGAGGATGCGCCACGATAGGATAGGGGCCGGCATAGAGCCGGGCGTCACGCGACTGGTCCCAGGGATCGACATGCGGCAGGCCGAAATAACATCCTCCAGTCTGGACGTAGAGGGCGGCAATCACTGCGGCCACCTCCTCCACGCCACGCACAGCCCGACCGCCGCCGCAATCGCCGCCAGACAGACGGCCAGCATGGTGGTGTCGCCCATTACGCATCCCCCTCGCGTTTATGCAGGGTAAACAGACTGGACACCGGAGGCGTGGTTTCGGTAGCCTGATAGTATTTATCGGAACCCTTTACCGGAGGAAATTTCATGTCCGTTTACCTCGTCACGTATGATTTGAAAAAACCAGGCAGAGACTACACCAACTTGCTCGCCGCCATCCGAAAACACTCCAACGTCCAGTTGTCCGAATCTTCCTACGCTATTGTGTCGGCGCAGACGGCGAAGCAAGTGAGCGACTTAATGCGTCAGCACATGGACGCCAACGACCATGTTTACGTGGTTACGCTGGCCCTTCCGTATTCTGGTTTTGGTCCGGCAGAGACGAATCAGTGGCTTGCGACGAACCTCCGGTAACCGGCGAACCGTAAACCAGTACGCGGAGGCCAGCCACGACAGCGTCCAGCTTTTCGCGCTCCTCGGCAGTCTCCGCGTACAGCACGTAACCGTGGACGGGTTTGCAAACGATCATATCGACTCCTCGAGTTGAGGTTGATGGGCGGTGGACGGGGTGGGGACAAGGTGGACGGTGGGGTGACTCAACGTCGCCATGCTCACGCCGGATTCCTTGGACCGTGTACGGCTTTCACGGCAAGCATAGGGACGAATTCCAAGGACAACATCCGAAGAAACACGCAAAGCCTTTGAATATGCGATGACAAAAGCACCAGATATTGACCCACCCTCGGCGTGACGCATCACAGTCGATGGATAGGTAGAGGTACCAAGAAATGGCTCAAGAAGCTTTGCAGTCTCGGTATAATTCAGCCCCTTGTCGGCCAAGATCATCGACAGTTGGGTTTTTGATTGGCTTTCCATGCCGAGATATTGCACGCGTGCAACGAAAAAGGCAAGGGCAAAGTTTGCACGCGAGCAATATTTCCCACCCATGCAATGGGCTATTTGGTAAGTCATTTTTGACAACCAAGGGGGAAGGCGTGAATAAGTACGGACAATTTGAAAAGAAAGTTGTTGATTTTATTGTTGAAATTGTAAGGGAAGCTATTGCAAAAGAAGGAACGCAAGTAGCCGTTGCAAAAAAACTAAATGTTTCGTCGTCATCTATCAGCCGATGGGTCAACGGCCAGGTAGATATATCCTATTGCAGAATCGACAAGTTGACGGCTATTATGGAGGCCTTGGAGGTGCCGATGGAAAGGCTTGTCGAGGCACTATTTGGAGACAAGGGTCAGGCGTTGGCAACGATTGCCAAGGAAGACAAGGCCTTCCTCGAAAAATTAGCGCGTATTATCGACAATGATCAGGAGGGGAAAAAAGTTATCGTTGGGATGGTTAATAAAATCAGCGAATAGATGATGATTAAAACCTGTTGACGAATAGCTCTGAGTAGGAGGTGGCTCGGATTAACCCCGGGCATTGAGCCTGACAAAAAAATTTTATGGCCCTAGTCTCCCTGTCCCGCTTCGGCGGGATTTTTTTATTCATTAGATTGCACGCGCGCAAATTTCTGCTTGCTATATTTTTGCACGCGTGCAAGTATCTCCTCAACGACGCGCACCACACCCCAAGTCCACCCACGGGTCAAACGGGGAAGCGCGGCGGGACTCCTGACTGAACCTGACGCAGACGCCGGCAAACCGGGATGACGAGCCGAGCCTGAGGCCGGACGCTCCCAAGGGACGGACGAGACGCGGAGTGGGATGGACGGGGAGACGAGATTCTAGATTTCCGATCGAGACATGCCCCACGGTGGGCGGGCGGAACAAGGTCGCAGGGCCGGCCGCCAAAAACATTTTCGATAAGCGAGGATGTCATGCGCCAAGTGCAGATTAAGCAGATCGAAGGGCGTCTCAAGGTTTCCCGCACGCACCTCAAGTCGCTGCCGGCTGGAGACTACACCATCGGCGGCTGTCCGGTGACGGTGCAGCGTGGAGCGCAAGGGCTGGTGATCGTCAAGGCGCTGGTTGATCGGCGAATCGTGACATGCTCGTTTAGATAAGTCGGGTTTTGAAGGGAGGGCGGAAACAATCTTTGACTGTGAATCAGCGCGACAGACACAGCAAGTAGCTATGGACGAAAGTGCCCAATGGGCTAGCGCGCGTCAGGCAAAAGCTTTTCAAGGATTCCGCCCTCCACTTTGAGACTCGACTTTTGGCATTTCTACGGATGGCTGCGGCGTGGAAAGCGCGCCATGCTGAATGCCCGATCACATGCCGAGGCAGGAAAAAGCCAAAAGCGGACTGCACAGGTTTGGGAGCGAACAGCCGGCAGGCGACCGGCCAGCCATCCGTTGAAGTGCCAAGCAACTTACACACAACAACACAAGGAGACAGCCATGGGAACCACAATCCGCCAGTGTTCGTGCAAGCACAACTATCAGGACAAGAAGTACGGCGACAACAACCGCGTTCACAACGAAGGCATGAAGGGAGACCGCTGCACCGTTTGCGGCGGCGTCAAGTCGAAGTCTTCCAGCAAGTAGCAACTCACGTCCCCGAAACACATGTCACTGGCTTGACCGCCATCACTGGCAGGCTGGTGCAGGTTCTCGCGAGAGCGGGCGGGGACGCCAAATTTGCCTATCTTTGGCCGTAGCAAGATCAAAGCTACCCCGGAGGCCCCGTAAACCCGGATGCCGAACAAGGTCGGGGGACGCAAGGCTTAGAGCCGACAGCCGACTGTCCAGGCAAAGGTAGGCAAAGAATCATCAAGCTAGGCCAACAACGTCGCAGCACCAAACTGCGACAGGCCGGCCGCCATCGGGTTAGGCGGCTAAACGATCACCCATGATCATCCTCATCCCCGACTGGCTACCCTAGCCAGCCATGCCCCAGAAGCAGCGCCCCACGACGGCGCACCGCACGGTACGGTTCCAGGCCGTATACGGCGGAAATTTTCGATAAACCCAAAAAGGAGAACGCCATGATTCGTGAAGGCCCCAAGAACGACCACGACCCCATCGTCACCACCTTCGGCAATGCTTGACCATCCCTGCGCCGCCCTAATGGGCAGATAGTCGCCTCGGGTAAAGAGTGGAGTACCGAGGCATTTTAACCTTACAACGGAGACGCAACCATGCGGCACACCGAAAAGGCCGGTGTAAGCTGTAAGCCGATCCTGCCGGCATCGTAAGCAGGCCATACACAATTGATGCATGTAATTTGATTCACCCGGCCTGTCCTGCCGAAGCCCTAAGTTCCAACTTGGGAGGCTTATGTAGGTTGGCAGGCCGGGTTTTGGAGATGGATCGATGCGGCGTGGAAATCCGAAAGGAGCGAAGACACGCAGAGGTATGCGTCTAGACCTTCCTGAGTCGAAGGAAGTGCGGAAACTTGGTGCACCAAGGACTCAAGCTAGAGCCGGCGTAGCGCCCGGCCATCGATCCATCTCCACAGCCTGCGACCTCTCCCCTAGTCGGACGTAGGCTGCTCCCCACCCCCACCTGCTGCCCGCCAGCGCTCATATGGCGGGGCCTGTCTACAGGCTGCACTTGGCAGTCGCGCCAGGGCTTGGACGTAACCGATTGCAGTCCAGGCCCTGTGCGTGGCGTTTTGCCGACAACCAACCACAAGGAGAGGTAATCCATGGCAACTCTCAATTTTACCGTTGATACCGACGACCTTTTGCCAAACTACGACAATGAGTCGTCAACCTTCGAAGAACTCTTCCGTCAGAAGATGCGTGACTCTCTTGTTCAGGAGATGAAGGGCCGCTTCGCCAACGAAGAGTTTGCAAAGTTCACGGAAGAAGTCGCCGCTACCGTTGAAGACCAAGTCAAGGCCAGGATGCAAAACTTCTTGAATGAAGAGATCGTCTTGACCGGCGAATGGGGCAAAAAAGTGTTTGTCGGCAGCGTGGACGACTACATCAAAAGCCGATTCGATGCAGTCATTCTACATCCTGTCAACAGTCGAGGCGAACGCTTGAGTGGCTGCACCACCGAATCAAGAACGTGGATTCAGTGGAAAATTGGAGAATTGGTCAACGAAGGCATTGAGCGAATCGTGAAAAACGCTGCTCAAACCGTCCAAAACAGTGTCAGTAACGCTGTAAAGTCTCAGGTAGCCGACATTCTTGACAACGCCGTTAAAGAAAAGGTCGGCGCTGCGTTTCAGGCCATCATGGAAAAACGATAAGTCACCACGTCCGCCCCAATCAACGCCGAAGGAGGCCGCCATGTGCTGGAACCTTGACGACGACCCCGTGCACACCCCGCTTGACGACCACCCGGCGACGGGTTGGGAGATCGGCCGAGCCGCCGTTGAGCTTACTATTGCCTGCGCCGTGTTCTGGGCCGCCGTGGGCTTTGTGACCGCCCTCGCGGAATTTATCAAGTGAGACCGCCCATGGACATACTCGACGACCTGCCGCGCCAGTGTGGCGACTGCGACAATTTCACGCCCACCGAAACGCCGTGGGGCCTGTGCGCCTACCACAATGACGAGCGCGAGAGCGGCCAGGACGCGACGACGTGCCGGGGCTTTGAGTGGTCGGCAATGGCGCTGGCAATGACGGTTGGGGCGATTGAGGACGGATATTTCAACAAGGACGAAGGGGTGAGGTGGTTATGAGATTTTGGGATAATAACTATGGGATCGTTGACAGCTCTGTTTTGGGAAGAACCGTCGAAGGCAAGCCTATTTTCGAAAACTCTGTCTGCAAAGGAACAATAATAGCCGCCAACGGATGTGTTTGCAACGTTGAAACCAACTGCGGTAAAGTCGTCAACATGCAGTGGAACAACGTAACCTTTACGGATGGAAAGGCGCGAGGTGGAGGATGAGCATACAGCGATATGACACCTTTTGGCACTATGATGAATCTGGGTCAACAGATTATGGCTTTGGCCCTGAAGCAAATGGTAAGTACGTTTTGCACGCCGACCACCTCACCGACAAGCAAGCGGCGATCGACGCGCTTAAGGCCGACCACGCCGCCGAGGTCGAGCGGCTGACGGCCGATCGTGACAATCGCGCCCAACTTGTGGCCGAGCGTGACTTTCTACGTACCGAGTCCGACCGCCTGGAGCGCGACTTCAACACGGCGTCTTTAGCAACAGAACTGGCAGCATCCGAGCGTGACGCCGCCGTTGCCAGGGCGGAAAAGGCGGAAGAGGCGTTGCGAAGGATATCCAATGGCGAGGTTGAAGTTTTCGACGAGGATGAAGGGTGCAATGTCCTTGTCGCCATGGATGAAGAAGAAATGCAAGACATTGCCCGCGCCGCCCTCGCCGCCGCGCCTGACCATATTGGTGGCGTCACCGAAATGGTCGCGCCTGACAAACACCCCGTCCGCCAGGGTAGCGTCGCGTGTGAGTCCGCCTTTGACGCGCACGATTGGGACAAAGACCCCGGGCCGGTCGCGCCTGACAAACCGCACTACGCCGCCCTGGAGAATGAAGTAAAAAACAAGGGAGACGTAATTGTTAAACTAAAAGGAGTTTCCCGGTCTTTCAGATGTCTATGCGGCTGCGACGTATTCCGTGAGTTCGAGAAAAATCATTATCGTTGCAACTCATGTGGAGAAACTTTCACTGCCGAGTAAACACGCCGCCCTGGCCCCGGAACCGTGGGGCGGGCCGGATGGGGATGATGAGGCCAATGAAACCTCTTAACGGCGAAAAAACGCACCCGCTAAAGCCGGCAGCGATTCAGGCCTTGAAACTGTTGCATCAATCTGGGTCGAAGCCAGCGCAAGAATTTAACCCTGGAGTGTGCAACCGTCTTGCTCGCGAAGGTCTTGTCCGTGGTGTTATGCTCCCGTCGCCGTACAAGTCGCACAAGGGCGCGTGCATTACGCATCTTGAAATCACCGAAGACGGTGTGTCAGCGTTAAAACAAACGAGCGAGGAATAGCCATGCCGAGAGACGAAATTTTGGCGTTCTGGTCGCCGCTGCGGGATGCGGAAGGGCTGCCGATGCGGCCGTCATGTGAGCGGTGCGCCTATCTCGGGTCGGATGATGATGGGAACTATCCTGAAGTTTGCATAAGCTGGCCTGTTTGCGACAAACACGAGAGCTATTCGCGGCTAAAGTCGTTTCCGTTTAAGTCTCCAATGCCATGTTTCTTGCCGAATTTCTGGCATTCGGAATTTGCGTCCATGATAAACGCGCGCAATTGCGACAGCCTGCGTCCGGCTGACCTGTTCCGTGATTTCCTTCGTTCGCACGGGCTAAGCAATGGGTTCCGCGAGGGGCAAAAGCCATGACCACCACAATCACCACCTACCGCGCCGCGCTGGAGGCCATCCGCGACGGCAGCGATGCAGTGTGTATTCAATGTGGCTGGATGGGATCTAGCCAAGAAACAATAGGACTTTTCGTCCGAATTTGCCCAAACTGCGATTGCAATAGCATCCGGTTTGGACCGCACGGAATCGCCGCCTACGCCCTGAAGCAAGAGGATAATTGATGAGCGAAGATGATAGACTGAAAGAGGCAGAGGCCGTTATTCTTGCTATTGTTCGATATTTCAACCTTGAACGTCCAAACACTATCCACCTTGTCGAATGTAATGCTTCTCCCTCTAACGGTCCAGGGAAGTGCGATTGCTGCGCTGGCCAAGCGCAGCAATATTTCCGAAAGTATCTGACACCGTCCTAAACAACCACCCACCACTCCGGGAGGTCTTATGACGCTCCATCTCAAGCTCGACCGCCGTCACGCGGCCGCGATGGGTATCACTGCGTCCGACTCCGAGCAGCGCCAGCTGTTTTACCGACTCGCCAAGTCCGGAAAGCACGACGAGGTGCGCGCCCTGGTTGACGCCTCGGAGATCGCCGTACGTTCACACATCGGCGCGAGGCTTGACCATATGTTCAGGAGTCAACGCCATGACCATCCTTGAACCAACCAAAGGCGGAAACATCGTCGAGGTGTGCCAGCCGTGTGCTGTTCCGGCGTGCTGGCAGTGCGAGAGCATCATGGGCGATTGGCGGTCAACACGTCGTGGCTACTGCTCCACTCTAGGCGACAGGCTGCGAAAAATGGGCCTGCCAGTGGTCGGAGACGTGCCCGTAGCGATGGATGGCGATCCGTCCATGTGCGGGGAAGATTTCTCGTTGACGCTCAAGGCATTCGACGAGCTTGTAAGCGAGGGATTTGCCGTCCCCTACGCCAGCGACGAGATTTGGCACGAGTGGATGCTGACGCGGGAGCAGATCGCATGATGCCGACCCTGGAAACGCCACCGCCCCGGTGCGGGTACACCGAGGCGGTAAGGGTGACGGCCTGCGCGGGGACAGACGACGACGACCAGCCAGACACCATCGAGCGGCAGGAGGCCGGCGTCTACAGACACAAACGGACTCGCATGGACGTGTGCGAGTAGTCAAGGAGAAACGACATGTTCAAGAGAGCGGAAAGAAAGAAGGCCAAGTTACGCCTGGCTTTATGCGGACCGAGCGGCAGCGGAAAGACATATTCGGCCCTGTTGATAGCCCAGGGCCTTGGCGGGAACATCGCGTTTATCGACTCCGAGCGGTCCAGCGGGTCGCTGTATTCCCATCTGTGCGAATACGACGTGGCCGACCTGGAACCGCCCTACACCCCGCAAAAGTACATCAACGCGCTCCTGGCGGCAGAGAAGGCTGGTTACAGCGTCGTCATCATTGACAGCCTTACCCACCCGTGGGCCGGTCAAGGCGGCCTTCTGGAAGAAGTCGACAAGCGCAAGGGCAAGGGCAACGACTTCACGGCGTGGCGTGAAATCACCCCGCAGCACAACGCCCTTGTGGATGCCATCCTTCAGTCCAAATGCCACGTCATCGCCACCATGCGCAGCAAGACGGCCTACGACATGGTCAAGGACGAGCGCACGGGAAAGGTCAAACCTGTCAAGGTCGGTCTTGCCCCGGTGCAGCGCGACGGAATGGAGTACGAGTTTACGGCCGTCCTAGACCTGGACGTGGAGCGCCACTTTGCCACGTCGAGCAAGGATCGCACCGGTTTGTTCGATGGGAAGGTGTTCGTGCCGAACGTTGAGACAGGACAAGACTTGCTGGCGTGGCTGGAAACAGGGGCCGACTTCATCGACCTGCCGGCGCTCAAGGTCGCCTGTGCGCAATGTACCACCAGGGCCGAGCTTGCCGCCTACTTCGCGTCTCGCAAGGACGAGATTGCGGCCGCGCCAAATGCCAAGGACGCCTATCAAGTCTTCAACTACCGCAAGACCGATCTTCCCGAAGACCAGCCGACCACACCGCCCCAGGCCGACGAGCCCCCTGCCGATGAACAGCCGACCCCGGCGACCGACGCGTTCATGGCGCAGGAAGCCGCGAGGGGAGAACAGAGCCATGCCTAACATGATCACATTGGACCTTGAGACTATCCCCAGCGCCACGCCGCCCGATCCGTCCACGATCAAGGCCCCGGCCAACTACAAAGACCACGACAAGATCGCCGCCTACCAACGCGAGGCCGTCGAATCCGAGTGGCGCAAGGAAGCCCTGAAGTCGCACAAGGGCCGCATCCTCGTCATCGGATGGGCCATCGACGGTGAGCCGGCTCAAAGTGTCCAGCACGACGGCAGCGACGAGGAAGGTCTTGTCGTGGACTTTTGGACCAGGCTGCGCGCCGACCTGGGGCAGACGTCCCGGCCGGCCATAGTGGGATTCAACTGCCGGTCCTTTGACAACAACTGGCTTCGCCACCGCGCCTACAAGTACCGCATTCCGGCCATGGCCTCGTTCTTCCCTTGGGAACGTTATGACAAGCGCGTCGTGGACCTGCGAGAACAATGGTTGGGCGCGGACTATCGCGGCGAGGGAACGCTTGACGATTTCGCCAAGTTCCTGGGCATCGAAGGTAAGACCGCCGGCATGGATGGCTCCCAGGTGTTCGACTACTGGCGGGCTGGGAAGATCGACGAAATATCGGCGTACTGCCGCCAGGACGTTGAGCTTACCCGCAACTTGTGGGCGATGATGCACTACGACGAAGCAAGGTTCGTGCTTGGAGAGAAGGCCGCATGAACACCACCCCACTTACCACCGACGACGCCTTGGCGCGCCTCATGGACGTTATCGCCAGGGCCAGGGCCGACGCTAAACGCAAGGAGGCCGGCCATGCCACCACGCGCCAACTGTCGCGCTGACGCCTGCCGCTACAAAGAACACTACGCGTCGTGGACAGAGGCCAGGCGTGCGATGCGATGGAAGGCTAGAGGCAGCAACATCCGGACGTACAAGTGCCCTGTGTGCGGCCGTGGATACTGTTTGGGGCACGGAAAGATAAAGAGGGGGAAGTGATGGTCACCCACACGTACCGTTATCGCTACACGGCCGAAGTCGAAATAACCGTCTTCGAAGGCGTGGCACAGCCTGGTCAACCGGTGGAGTTGGCGAACAATGCTCTGGCCGACCATTCGGAGTTCTTTCTCGATGGGTCCAAAGACTTCAGCGACGCCGAGGAGATTTCGCCCGGCATCGCTGCTAAGGTCACAAAAATTCCGACCTGGGACCACATCGCCTAGCCCCGCCCCTGACCGGCCCTGTCCCGCGAGGGGCCGGAGAACATACAACATCAACCGGAGGAAGTCCTCATGAGACGCAATAACATCAGCATGCACACGCCGGGCGAAAAGGCGATCCAGGACGCCATTGCCACGGTGGAAGGACTCGGATGGGCCGACCCTTTGCTCACCGACGCCGTCTTGCTCCTGGAGCAAGCGAAGGGAAAGGTCGCCGACTTCATGGACCGGAAGCTCGGGGATGAGTTCAAAAAGTAACCACCCGGCCCTTCGGGGCCGGTTTCTGCCGGGGTTGTGAGGTGCGGCGTGGAAAGCGCGCCACGCCGGCCAGACTCCATAATGCAACCCGCATCCAACGCGGGAGCCTGGGAGCAAAAAGCCGAACCGCAAACGGCCACCTCGCAGCCTCGGCAGAAGCCACAACACGCAACGCCGGCCCATGGTCGGCTTTTTTATTGGGAGGATGACGTATGGGATCTCCGACTGAAGTCCAGATCGAGCAAATTAAACACTCGCTAGACGGCAGCTCCGGCAACGGAGACTGGTATCGCAACTACTATGCCGCAGAACATGACGACCCAGACATGTGCGCCCTTGTCGGAATGGGGATGATGATGCGCGGCCGGTCAATCCCCGGCGGTCTTCAGTATTTCCACGTCACAGATGCCGGGAAGCAGGCTGTGCGCGATCACATGGGGGAAAGCTGCAACCCAAAGGTCCGGCCATGACCATCTTTCCCAACAACCGCCACAACCAGCTCATCGCGCCGGGCTACAGGTACGTCTACAAGCCCGTCCGCTACGTCGCCACCTCTCGCGCCGGTCGCCGTCACCTTATCGGAGCGGACATTATCAGCGCCGTCCATACCGGATTCGAGAATGTCGAAGGGACGCACAAGGCTCGCAAACGCCTGGGCGAACTGCTGTCCCGGCTGCAATGCACCCTGGGAGATCGCAGCCCTGACGGCGGCTGGAGGTTCCGCACTCACAGCGAGTTCCGGCAGTATCAACGCAGCCTTCAAGGGCTTCTAGCCATCGTCAACGCCATGCCTGCGCGCACGGACGGCCTGTGTTGGCTGATCGTCGGACTGGGCTGGTCAACCGACCTGCACGTCGAGGCCAAGGAGTTCGGACGGGACGACCTGGCGCTGGCGTGGCGGCCGATCATGAACCTGCTGGACGGGCTGTTCCGCAGCTACGAGGGCGAGGAATGGGCTGATGCGTCGTGGGAGCCGGGCAAGGAGCTGTACGAGCGGCTGAAGTCGGCCAGCGCGTCGTGGTGAGTATTGGCAGGGCCAGGAACCCGGCGCGGGCGGAAGTGGCCGGGGCTAGACTGTACTTGAGAGTTATGGAGGTGGCGGGATGGGTGTGAACCTGGACGAGATCACAAGGGCGCTTGGCGAAAGAAAGAAAGGTGATTGGACATTCTGCCGCTACGCCGAAACCGACAGGGAATGGCTCAAGGCTGAGGTTGCCAAGTTGCTCGACAACGATGGCGCTGGCGACGTTTGCTATTTTGTTGGTACTGAAGACGATCTTGTTGTCGCACTGACTGGTAACGGTCCTACGTCTGCTGCCAACGCCCACCTCATCGCCAACGCGCCCGATTGGCTGCGGCTGCTGGTGGAGCGGGTGAGGAAGTTGGAGGCTGTAGCGGAAAAATCAAGTGAGATAGCCTCGGAACTTGTGTGCTACCGAAACTTTAAATTCCAAAGCGCTAGTGGATTAGCTGGGGAATGCCTAAGTGACGCCATAGGTCTAAACCTTGATATGCTCATAAAGTCGCTCGTCTCCGCTAATGTGCCCGGGTGGGAGAAATAGCATGACCAGGGAAGAAGAGATCAAGGCGCGGTTGTTCAAGGAAGACGCCAAATATGTCAATAATCGGACTGGAAAGATGGACATAAAGGCAACAGAAGACCTCATGCACCTCCTCGACCGCAACGAGGAATTGCAGCGACGGGTGGGGGAACTGGAATCCGCGATGAAGGAACTGCAAGACGATCCCTATGTTTACAATGTCCCGAGACTTGTAGGCATTATCCAAAACATCCTCGACGCCAAGGAGCAGGACGATGATTGATAAGAACGGGCGTGCCAGGTGCGACGAATGTGGACAGTATGTCTCTTGTAAGGATGTTGAGTCTGGTGCTGCTAGTTACTCAGCCGGCATCACGGGCGATATGTTGTGCAACACCTGGGAGTATTATGACTGTTTGTGCCCAAAGCACAACACGAAGGCAAAGGATCAACCCAATGAATAAGCCGATTGATACCAACGAGATGAGACGTAAGGTCGGTCCAAGCGACTACGACGGAAATGACGTTTTCGCCCTCTGCGACGAGATCGACCGGATGCGCGGGAAGAAGCAGACGCCACCGCAGGGGAAGGCGTTCGTTGTCGCTTTGCAGCTTTTGGAAGACACAGCTAAAGGCGAAAAATCTTCCATTGTCTTGGGGGTCCATAACACGAACACGGTTGAAGAAGCGATAGGGGCCGCGTTGCTTCGTCATGTCGGAGAAATGAACTCGCTTGGTGCTTATAGGGCCGCATCCTTGTCCTCACTCATCGCCGACTTGCCCGCGACAGAGGAAGTCGAGGTGGTTGTGGAGGTTGAAGATGCAACACGGTGACAATCACAACGCCGATGCGGACTTGGCGTTTCTTCGGAATCAAATCCGGCTGGCGCAAGAACTGGCGAAGCGGCGAATAGAGTTCGGAATTGTCCCGCTCATATCGTGCGGTGAGGCAGAGGCCAAAGTTCACGTTTCCGTTTCTATGATGCTGCAAAAGGAGTTCTTGAAATAATGCCACCCACCACCATACACGTCGCCCTGCTCACCATGACGCCCGATGCGGAGGCGCATTATGGATGATTGCAAATACTACCATTACGTCGTCGCTGATCCGTGGGGCAACTCATACGATGGCCCAGGATGCCTCGCTACTGGCGGGCATTGTGTCCCGTCTCGTTGCCCTGGCTTTGAGAAGAAAGAGAATGATGGAGGTCAAGACATGCTAGATGGATGCCTTGACGCTGGAGACTTTGAAAGCTGGTTCGATACGACAAGGGAGGATTAGATGCAAGTAACCGTCACCAAGATCACCGACTACGACACACTGCGCCGGGCCGCAGCCGCCACCGTCCGCAACGGCTGCGCCGGCATTGATCCGTTGACGATGTATGTCGCGCAACACTCGCCTATTCGGTCACAGATTTTCGAGGTTCAGATGGACGACCTGCCCGTCGCTTACTCGACGCACCTCCTGCGCCACGGCGTTGGTTTCGATTTCCAGGGTGCGTTGACCCACCGTGACGACCGTGGCGGCGATGGCGATGCCGTTGTTACTCGTCTCACGCCGACCAAGCACATGATGATTCTCAATGCCCAGGCCGTTATCAACGTGGCCCGGTGGCGACTGTGCTTCAAGGCACACAATATCACCAACGAGATCATTGGACTGATACTTGAAGGCGTCCGCGCCTGTGACCCTGCCCTTGCCCGCGTGATGATGCCTAACTGCTTCTGGCAGGGCGGCATCTGCAACGAGCCGCGGATGTGCGGACGGGTGAAGGGCGTACGGCACTGGAAGGTGGTTGGGTTGCCAGTGTGGGACAGCGATAACCCGGAGTATGCGCCGAAGAGAGGGGAACAGTAATGCGCACCGTAGACGCCATCAATGGCGAGATCGGACAGCTTGAGTACCAGATACAGAAGCACGAAAAGCGCGTCTCCGAATTAAAAGACGAGCGAGCAGAAGTCATTCTGACCGGACGAGGCTTTAAGGTCGGGCAAACAATCTCGTACCAACATGGTCAGGGCGAACGCACAGGAAAGATCACAGGATTCTGTGAAGACTACGGGGCCTCGCTGATTTGTCGTCCAGTCAAGAAGAACGGAGAGCTTGGTGAGGAATTCAAGATTCATTCGTTCAAGGTTGGCGACGTGAAGATATTGCAGGACGTCGTGGAGAAGCGCGCAGCGGGAGGTGAGTGATGATCCATGAGTTAAAGACTGATCCAGACGTGTTTCAGGCGGTCTATGACGGTAATAAGAACTGGGAAATAAGAAGGAACGACCGAAACTTTCAGGTTGGCGACAAGCTATCCCTCCGAGAAACTAAGTCATCTGGAGCGGAGATGCGCAAAGGGCACATGCTGCAATACACAGGACGACGCATTGAGGCACTGGTTACGTTTATTCTTAACGGACCAGCATACGGGCTTCAAGGAGGTTGGTGTATCATGTCCATAAGAGTTCTGGAGAGAAACTAATGTGTGACGCCACTTGCTCCGAATCCGGCCAACTCCTAACAATTAAGCCGTGCGGCTGGTATCTCAAACTCCAATCCGACCGCGACCGTCTGGCCGGCGTCGTCCAGGGGATGGAGGAGCAGTCCAAGCGGAACGCCAAGTCGCTGCACTGGCACAACCAGCGACTTGTCGAAGTGATGCAGGATAACGCGAGGCTACGGGAGGCGTTGGACAAACTTTCCAGCCGAGCGAATCGCATCACGTCGAACTTTCGCCATAATCGGCAAAGTGGCCCGGCCGACTTTGTGCGGCTCTACGAATCTCAGCTTGAAGCTGAAAGCATCGTCGGCAACGCCCTCAAGGAGGTGGGGTAGGATGGAACCGTTTGAAGCAAACATGCCACCAGTAGGATCACTCCAAGAGATTGTGCACCTTCGGGGTATGCTTTCCGCCAAGGACGCCGAGATAGCCCGACTCCGCGCCCTCATCACCTCCGTCATCGCCGAATACGACGCCTGCGACGGATGGAACAGTGAGGGTCGGGCGGCTGAACTGATAAACGTCACACTACGGGAAGCGGTGAATGGAGAAGACAATGGGCGATACGACAGGGAAGGGACTTCTAGCCGAGATAGCGTCGCTGTCCGCACGAGAAAACGAGCTAAACGCGCTCTGCCTGGACTACCAAATAGACCTGGACGCCGCACGACAAGAGATAGCGGCGCTGAAGCTAGAGCGGGACACCGCAAACTCTATCGCTGACAGATTCGCTAAAGAGTTTAGGCATGTTGCTGACACGCTTGAATGCGACAACGACAACGAATCTATTATTGACGCCATAGTGTTGCTGAGGCGGGAAAACGACGCCCTACGCCAAGAGGCCGCCGACTGGCGCAACGCCAAGGCCGTCGCCGAGAGCAAGGAAACGGCCGTCCATCTGGCGCTCAACGATATGCTGGCCGAGCGTGACGCGCTGCTCAAGGTGCGCGAGGCGGCGGATGCGTTGTGGAAAGAATCCAAAACAGTCGCAAGTGAACGCGTGTGGAACGCCTGCGAAGCCTACAAGGAGGCTCGTGATGGACGATAATTACGTCGAATTCGCGCTTACAGGGACGCGCTGTGCCGACAACGGATGGGGAGTAGAGGGCGTCGTTGGCCGTCGTGACCCGTTAATAAACATCGCAGAACTACACTGCTACGATCCGTCAACATGTGAGGTACGGACGTGGTGGCGGCCAATAAAAAACTTGTTCGAAGTTAAGGAGGCGCGTGATGGCTGATATGAAAGTAACCCCGGACGGATTTCCATCTGGCCGATGGGCATCATTTGATTTCGACTCGTCCTCTAGGGTTGGGAACGACTTGGCCCACGATATAGAGCAAAATATTGTTGCTGATTCCTTGGGAGAGTTGACAGAATTCCTTTTGGCCGGTGGGCACAGTCGTCTCCGTCAATTCACCGCATTTATTGAGCGTGAGATGCGGGTGCGCGCAGGCGATAGCAAGGAGGAGCGTGATGCCAATATCTGACCAAGCATTTACCGACTACGTCGAGCGTAGTGCCGACGATGTTATCTATATGCGCCAGCAATACGAGGCACAGATCGCCCGCCTCCGTCGCGCCCTGGACCTCCTCGGCGTCCCGGCGCAGGCGACGAAAGACCCGGACAAGGCCCCGCCGTTGCATGTGAGTGTTGCGTTGGCGAAGCGGGCGATGGGAGTTGTCAATGGCAGCGATTAAATGGTGGCTGGCCTTCCTCGGCTACCTCACCCTCTATTCTGTCGGCATGTGCTTCTGGTGGGTGCTGTTCCCATTCCGAATGGCACAAGTCGAGTTCGGCAGCATGGCCAACTTCGGTCTACTGGAAATGAAAAGGATGGTCCATGACAAAAACTACCACCCCTAAATGCCTCGGCCGAGACCACCCCGTCTGTGACCGCTGCCTGCGCTACACCACGCCCGAGACGGACGGCTGCGGCTGGATCACGCCCAGGTGGTCGGACAGAGGGCGCGGCGGGTGTCGGGATTATTTGGAGGATCCTAAAAAGGAGGGCTAGGGTTGAACGTCGAAGGACCGTTCTTCAACTTCAAAAAGGCCGCAGAATGGTGCGGGTATCACCCAGACACCTTCAGGCGGAAGCTCAAGGAGTACGACCTCCCTAGATGTGGCCCAGACAAAAGCCGGTTTGCCCGGTCGATCTTGGACGCGTTCATGGAGTCGCCATCCAGCTTCGCCAAAGCAGAGAAAAACACCCCCGGTAGACGGCGTAATCTCAAGCCGGTAGTTGTCCGCAAAGGAGGATAGCTACCATGGCAAAAGCCACAAAGACCAAGGCCGGCTACCACGTTGTTTCCTACCGCGACGAGCAAGGCAGGGGCAGGACAAGATCATTCGGTAAAGGAGTGAAAGCCAAGGAGGAGGCCAGGAAATTCGCAACCGAGATCGACTACAAAAAGGCGCATGATGAACCCCTGCCAATCTCCAGGGGGGAAGGTCTTTACCTAAACGAATTGTGTCAGCTGTGGGTAAACCAAAAACTTGCCCAGGGTCGGAAAGATCGCTGGCTAACTGAGTGGACAGAGACCTTTAACAAGGTGTTTTTCACGCCACTTTGCAAACATCCTGCCCATCGAATCACTCAAGCTGACGTCATAGCCATTGTCGGAGCCAATTATTCCGGGAGGGCGCAAGCCACTCGGAACCGCTACGTTGGATACCTCAAGTCAATATTCGAATACGGGGTTGAGCAGGGCCACCTGAAAACCAATCCGCTGTCAAAGTGGAAAGGCGGAAAGGAACCGCGTCGAAAATCGCAACTCACCCTGGAAGACCTCAAAAGCATCCAAGCCGTGTGCGCTCCGCATCTTGCCTGGGCGCTGGACGTTGCCTGGGCTATCCCCTGCAGGCCTGGGCCTACCGACCTATACGCGCTGCGGTTTGACCGAAACGTCAAGCCAGGACGAAACGGAGTCGAAGTCTACCACTCAAAAGTTGGGAAGTGGGCCTTTATCCAACTCGACGAGTGGTTTATGCGCTCCCTCGCCATCCAGGAAAAGATCCACACGAGCGGGCACCTGATTGAATACAAAGGTAAGCCCGTCGATCGCCTGGACACATCGTTGGACACGGCGGCCAAGAGGGTCGGGCTAACCTACTCAGTGTGCATGTACGACGTACGCCACCTATGGATAACCACGGCCCTGGACAAAGGTATCGAGCCGTCAGCCATAGCCTACATGGCCGGGACCAGCGTGGAGATGATCCATAAAAACTACTACGAGCCACACGCCGCCGAGAAGGCGCGGGCCGTGGAAATTATGCCCAAACTGCACGTCCAAAAACTGGAACCTGGGCGCAAGGTCGTGGGCATTGATGAAGCCGGCTGTCGTAAACCGTGTCGTAAAAAAGAGTAG